ACCAGAAGAACCAGAAGAACCAGAAGAACCAGAAGAACCAGAAGAACCAGAAGAACCAGAAGAACCAGAAGAACCAGAAGAACCACTTGATCCAGAAGAACCAGAAGAACCACTTGAGCCGCTTGAACCACTTGATCCAGAAGAACCAGAAGAACCACTTGAGCCAGAAGAACCACTTGAGCCGCTTGAACCAGAAGAACCACTTGAGCCAGATGACCCTGAACTTCCACTTGATCCTGAACTACCTGAAGATCCAGAGCTGCCTGATGATCCTGATGAACCACTTGAACCTGATATTCCTGATGAAGCTACTCCATAAGAAACAATTCCTGTTACGTTATTATAAGTTAAATTATAATTAGGACTTGGATTATTTTGTAAACCTACTATAGTTAAAGGATTTGAACCTGAAATTACTATACTTCCAGTCATTGTTAATGACCCAGATAAGTGTAAATCTGTTACTAACTGTTTACCTTTTATTTGTCCACCCATTATTATTCAAATTTACCTGTTATTGTTACTATATCAGAAGATTGTAATTCGTAACCTATATAATATGGAGATGCTGGGTTAATGTTTAAAACAACATCTACTTGTGTTGGACCAGATTGTGTTATACTAATTACAGATGTTCTAGGAACAATTGTTGAATTAACAGTCACCAAAAAATTATCTGGTGATGTGGTTACTAATGGAGAAGGAGCTGCTAATATAACTCCTACTACAAAAAAGGTATTAACTGATGTTACTGTACCTAATATTGTTTTATTTGTATTTAAATAGTTTAACACGGCTGGGTCAATTTGATCACTTATAACTGGGGTTGGTATTAGTTGAGATTGGATTACTCTTTGTCTTCTATTAGGAGTAGAAGCATCTAGTAAATTATCAACAACATAGTCCTCTATAACTATTTGAGCTTTAGTAAAATATTTAAGATCTGTAGATAAATTTTTATTTATACTATCAGGTATTATATATCCATTTAAAGTAATATTAAATTTAGCACTAGAAGTTCTATCATTATCACTTGTATATTCAGTTACTGTTGAAAATGAATCAACTATAGCTCTAAATTGAAATCTGTTTTTATCTCCCCAATAAGCATTTGAAGCGTATTGAATAGCTTCAATTACTTTATTTATTTGTTCAATATAGTTAGTATAAATTATACAAGAATAAGTTATTGTAACATAATCAGGAACAACTACTACTCTTTTTTCTCTAACAGGGATTCTATTAGTTAAAATATCAAAATTATCATATGAGTTCTTTTTAGTATAAGGAACATCAAATATATGTACATTTTGAGCTTTATTACCATCTAATTTCCAACTTAAACTTCTATTTCTTTCAATATTATCTCGTTTTAAAACAATTAATGGTGTTAAAATTCTGCTATTAGCATCTCTTAAAAAACCTTCTTTTTGAATAGCTACCCATCGTTCTGGATAAGCATATATTGTTGGTACTGCTACTTGTTCACCATCTTGAGTAACTGTTGGTCTAATATAATCATTAATATAATTTATAACAGCTGAATCAATGTCCATTAATCCAACTGAAAAGTCTTTAGTTGAATCTCCTTTTGTTGATGTGTTATAACCTCTATTAGGTACTTCTAATGGCTGTTTACCATAAGTAGGATCATATGAGACTATTGTCTCATGTAATGCCTGTTGGGGTGTTTTTGGTACGGGTTTTCTATATTGAGCCATTATTGTAATTTATATGGTAATAAATTTAATTTTGTAACTCTACTCATATGACCATCTAATTCAAATACTATACTTTGTCCACGTTTAAATAAAGGAGCTTCATCAAAATTATTAGCATTCATTAAATAATCATTATCATTTCCAAAATCAATTAAATTTTCATTAACATTATGAATTTCATAATATCTTTCTCTATCTAAAACTATATCTCCAACTTGAGGTAATAAACCAATTTGTTCTAACATAACATGAACAAAGAAAAATTTAATTTGTTGACTATTATCAGGACCATATTCTTCAATTACATAAGTTTCATCACCTCTTTCAAGATAACATTTAACCATAACTGGTTCATAGTAATATTTAACTAAAGATTCACCATATATGTTTGTTTTAGATTGAGCAGGTATCATTTTATAATAAGCTACCTGAATAGATTGTAATCTTTTATATCCTTCTGTTATAGAAGATATTTGGAGATTAACATCATCACCAGGTGCAAATGGAGTAGGACGAGCTAAACCATCAGGATTAGTAGCTGACGCTTGATAATCACCTGGAGTTGTTACATCTTGTCCTGGAGGTCTAAAAAATACACCTGGCATATTTTACATTATATAAATTGGTGATATAAATGGAATTTTATTTAAAGCATCTTGTTCAGATTGAGCTTCTAATGCTTTTCTTTCAAGTTGTTTCTGAGTAGATACTGAATCTAGTATTTCTCTTAGTTGAGTTAATAAGTCAGTTTTTTCTGTTTTTGCGTCTGATATTAAGTCACCAGAAGACATAGCTCCAACACCTGGTAATGTAGCAGATGGGTATTTTCCTCTAATATATCCTAATGTTTCTTTACATAAAGCTAAAGTATAACGCATAACCCAACTTCTACCTACAGAATTAATATTAGAATATACAGGATTAGAATATGGTACTCTCATCATGTCTGTAACTACTGGTGGTTCTGTAATTGATCCTGAAGGTTTTCCAGCAGTAACTCTAAATACATCAGAAAGTTTTCTATACTCAAATCTTAATGTACCAGCTCCACCATTACCTTCATCATAAGGAATTGGGAATATTGTTAATTGATTATCAACTATATTAAAAGAATAACCATTAGTTCTTACTTCACGTGACATTTCAATTTGTTGAATACGTTCAATATCAAAATAAATTGGCCACATCATAAAGTTAGAACCTGGGTAAGAAGCATTTAATCCAATACTATCAGCGTAACCAGGTACACCTCCTAATCCTAAATAAGGATCATAATATTGTGTAATTGGAGGTGGAGCGTCATAAAATACACGAGTAATCTCAATACCATCATTTGGACTAATACTAGCACTAGCTTGAGCCCAAGCGTTCATATCATATACTTGTTTATTATGTTCTAAATCAAGTTTTCCTCGATAAATCGGGATAGCGCCCATATTACTTTGTTGGCCATATGAGTCGGCAACTTTAATAAGTCCTGTAACTAAACCAGGTTTAATTAGTTTATTTGTTAAATTATATGCCGATTTGAACTTAATATAATTTACAGTTTGATTTTTACCACCAAGTGTTGTGTCTGTTATAAAGAAATTTATTAAAGATCCACTAATATATGTATATTGATTTAATACTTTTCCACAATTTTGAATAGAAAAAGCATAAGCCATTAATGGATCAGCCATAGACATTGAAGGTAAATAACTACCTGATATTTTATATATTAGTCCATCAGCTATAGATTGAGATAAAGCACCATCACTGTCAACTTCTGACCAAGTAGCTACAGAAGCTGAGGAGAAATTAACAGAAGCTGTAAAATAAGTTATATTATATTCACATAAAAAAGTATCTGTTGGAGATCCTTCTAAAGATAAATAATTTGATTGAATTTTATATTGGTAAACTTCATTACCATAAGTTGTTACTGCTTCTTCATAAGCAGCATATATTTGAAAATCGCATAATTCAACATCAACTGTACCAAATCCTAAACGACGAGTTACAAAAAAACATGCTCTTTGAGCATCATTTTGAAATGAAGGATCTTGGTCATAATAACCAAAAGGTGTATTACCTGGTACTGGGGATAAATCAGCTGTTGAGACTGCGTATGTATAAGTTCCTGAAGTAGCCATACTATTTTGTATAAATATGGCTAGTTTCTAAGTTGTTTATATATTTCTAATATTGGTTCAACAATTGGATGTCTATGATTAGTTTTTAAATGAACATATGATACACCATTAATAGAATGTGCTATAGCTTTTGTTAAAAAAAATAAACCACTGTCTTTTTTATCTCTTAAGTCTATTTGACCTGTATCACCAACAATAGCCATTTTTGATCCCTCACATAAACGTGTTATTGCTAATTCCATTTGGGTATCTGTAATGTTCTGTGCTTCATCAAGAATAATAAATGAATTTGAGAAATTTCTACCTCTCATAAAAGCAAAAGGTATAATTTCAATTCTTCCGTCAGCAAATTCTTTGTCAATTTTTTCCTTATTATATAATCTATACATATTATCATATATAGGAGCTATAAAAGGATCTAATTTGTCTTTTAATCCACCTGGAAGAAATCCTATTTCTTCTTTAGCTGTTACTACAGGTCTAGCCACAATAATTTTTTCTACTTCTCTGTTAAATAATAAATCTAAACCTGCTTGGCAAGCAGCTAAAGTTTTACCTGAACCAGCTAGTCCTGTTATAACAGTAATAGTATTACTTAAAATTAAAGATTTTGCTGTCTTTTGTTCTTCATTTAAACTAATTTGGAAGCGAATTGGATTTTTAGGCCTACGCTTTTCTTTAAAAACATCTTCCATAACGGTATATTCTATTATAAATATAAAAAAAGAAGCCCAAGCTTGCGCTTGGGCTCTTTTAAGGAATTATGCTAGTCTCTGATTAGACAATGTTTAAATCAGAAACAAACAAGTTAGCATAGAATTCAGGACGAATCATCTTCTTAGCATAACGAGTCATAATACCTTTGTTTGGAGTGAAGGTATCAGGATCGTACACTAATGGAGTCATGATCAATGGAATGTATGGAGCATAGACAGCACCAGCTTCCAAGAACTGAGTTCCACGGAAACCTAACAAGATCACGTTTTGTGTCATGTATGGGTTTTTGTAAACTTTATAGCGGCTGTTCAATGAACCAATTTTCTGAACACCAAACGCATACTTCATAGCATCAGCATCAGCAGCTGAATCAGCAGCAAATCCTGGGATTGATTCTAATACAGTACCTACAGCTGGAGAACATACTAAGAAGTTAGCACCACCACGTAAGGTTCTCTGGTGAATAATGTTAGAAAGTTTCTGCAACTTAATACCAATTGTTTGGAACCAAGACATTTGAGTGTAATAAACACCAGCTGTGTTAGAATTGAATCCAGTTTGAGTAGCATTGATTTGGTTACCAACTTTAGCTGACCAGAAGTCAGTTGTAGCGGCATTTTCAATCAACATACCTAAGATTTCAAGATCAATTTCCATAGAAATGTACTCGCTTAAAATAGAAGTTAATTCAGCTTCAGCGTCAACATTCTGATAAGCGTTCAAATCTTGAGCGAATTCAGGTGTCCACTGAGCTTTTAACTTACGAGTCTTAGCTGAGATAGTTTCATTTCTTAACTGGATGTTAATTTGTGGAATTGGAATTGTTACAGAATCATTAGCGTTAGCTTGTAAAGCAAATGGGTTCTGATCTTCAAAATCACCACGGTTACGGATAGTATCTTGTCTATTGTAGTAAATTTTGTAAGTACCATCAGCGTTAGGAGCAATACCTGTGCTAGAAGCAGTTACAAAGAATTCAATATTACCACCGTTAATTTTAGTAAATTGACCTAATACTTGGCTTGGAGTTACAGTAGCACCTGAACCAGATTCAATAGCGAAAGCCGAAATACCATTAACATCAAAGTTTACAACACCACCAAAAGTTAATGATGAAGTGGCAAAAGTAAATTTCTTAACAGTTAAGAGAGCTGAATCAACACCACCAACAATAGAAGCTGTAAAATTAGTATCAAAATCAACATCAGCATAAGAAGCTGAAGTAATAGTAGCTCCTACTAATGAAGAACTGAATTGGTTAATAGAATAACCAAAACGGCCAGCACCATACAAACCACCAGAAGCAGCGTTACCAAAGTTAGCTGTTGGAGTACCATACAAGCTATCACCGTCTGACAAACCAGCTCCTGGAGCTTTTTTGTTAGTACCATATTGGTAATCTAAGAAGAATACTAAACCAGCTGGCAATGACATTGGCTGAACACTAACAAATTCTTTAGCAGCAATCTGACCAAATACCTTACGAACCATTGGTAAGGCGATACCAGCCCATTGGGCACCAGTACCGTTTGTGAAGTCAGAAGTACCAGCTGTAGTGTTAGCTTCAACTACTAATTGCTTAGCTTGGTTTTCTAATAATACCGCCATTGTATTGCGGTTTGTGTCTTCAAGTCCTTCTAAAAGACCTGATTTTTCCCACCTAGAGGCTAAGCGGACAGCATCAGTTTGAGCTGACTGCCAACCAGTAGTGGATTCTAAAAGAGAGTTAATTGTGCTCATTTTTATTTAATTTTGTTTTTTATGTTATTTAATAATACCTGCTAATTTTTTCATACGTGTCACTTGCACGTCCTCATTAACAATGGTCTTGGCAGGAGCAACACCCATTGGTTTTGAGGCAAAACCTACAGATTCTTTAATAGTTGATTTTTTAGTTTCAACTAAAGCATCTTTTAATGTTTCATAAATATTCTTAGCTTCGTTCAAGTTAGCAGCTCTATCAAGGGCATTGATAACTTTTAACTTTTGACCTTCGCTTAAGTTCTTAGATTTAAAGATTTTGTTCATGTAAAGAAGTTTAGCATTCAAAAGATTAACTTCGTTAAGTTCAGACTTAAGGATATTGATAGTTTTGATAGCTTCTTTTAATTCCTTTTTCATCTCTTCTTTTTCTTCATCATCTTTTTTAGCTTTTTTAGCTTCTTCCATTTTTCCTTCTTCTTCTTTTTCGGCTTCATCTAATTCAGCTAAAATTTCTTCAAGATTGAAATCTTCTTCCATTTCACCTTTTTCTTCTTCAGCTTCATCAGTTTTGTCCATTTCACTCATGAATACATCACGGATAATATTACGGAGTTCATCAACTGAAATTTTGTCAGAAGATTTTTTCATTTCTTCCATTTCAGCTTCTTTTTCACCTTCTTCTTTACCTTCTTCATACTCATAAGCTCCCATGCCTTCATTCATCTCATCTTCTTCTTCTTTTTCTTTTTCTTCAGATGGTTTCTTGGCTTTTCTTTTTTCTTCTAAAGCTTCAGCTTCTAATTCAGCTAAGATTTCTTCTAAATCAGCTTCTGTGATGTCACCTTCTTCCATGTTGTTGTCAAGGCCGTAATCATCTTCATCAGCTTCAGCAAATTCTTCATAAGCTTCATCAGTTTCTTCAACTTCATCAGTTTTCATCATTTTACCTTCTTCCTCTTTTTCGTAAGCTTCATCTTTCATCATTTCTTCTGATTCTTCAACTTCTTCTTCCATTTCTGAAAGTTTAGTTTGAATCATAGACATGATACGTGGGGCTAAAGTTTCTTCAAGAGCAAGTTTGGCGTTCGCTACAGCAGTATCACGTACAGCTTTAGCATCGGCAATAGCCTGTTCAAATAATTCTTTGTTTTTCATTTAATTTTTAAAATTTTTTGGTTTTCAATTACTTATTAAAAAAGTAATATAGCGGATTTTACAAATCAGTCACGTGATATTAGAGATCACGTATAAAGGACAGATATAAATATATAAGGAAATATAAAAACGCGTCCTTTAAAAAGAAACTTTATTTTATACAACAAACACCAGTTTGAGAACAAATAATATCTGTAATTATTTGATTAACTCTTTGATATTTGTTGTAAGTGTTTGTATTGTTTGGGTTGTATGATTCACTTAATCCAACAACATCCATATAAGCACCTTGAGTTGATGGTGTACTAACAAAGTCCCAACATACTAACTCAAAATCATCTTGTACTTCTACTGTTCCTTCACCTAATGATTTTACTGAACCCATACCACGAGAAGAAATACCTACAGTAATATTATTTAAAAATAAATCACGTAAAATATTACCTGATGGTGTGGGTAGAATTTCAATACGACCCATTAAATCATCACCCTCCCACCATAATTTTTTAATATTATGGCAAACATTTCTTAAGTTGATGATAGATGAATCTGGATGATCTAATTCACCAAGTGCTCTGTTTTGAGCTATTGGACCAGAAATATATTTTTCTACTTCACGTTTTAAAACTGGTTCAGGATATACTCTTTTATTAGCATTTAAAGAGTTAGCACGTTGAACAACTCCTTCTACAACTAAGTTTTTTGTAGGGCCAAGTTTAGCCTCCATCAATGATTGAGGACTAATCTTGAAGGGTAAATATTCTATAAGTACTTGTTTTGACATTATTGAATAGTTCTTTTTGTGTATTTAACTCCTTTACGCTTTAAGTCTTGTTCATAAGCTGAAGCTTCTTGAGGAGTAACATAACTAGGTTTTCCAGCTACTGTAAATTCAACAGCTCCTTCCATCATTTTTTTAATTGTTTTTTTAATTAACTCAACATTTTCTTTAGTTAATTCAATTTCTTTTAATGATGTTGGTTGTTTAGTCATTTTAGGCATTCTATAGAATACAGTGTCAATAGCTTTCTTTAAAAATTCTTGTTGAATTGGATATAATTCATTAGCAGGAACATTTTTAGCTTTATCTATATATTCTTCAAAATCAATAGAAGATTTATATACTTTAAAATTATTACCTGATGGAGCAAACATAAAAAATGCACTTTTCATATCACCTAAATCACCAGTATAAGATCCTACAGAATATTTTTTTAAATTCTTTAAATTATTACCATATATTTTTTGTAAGATAACTTCTTCAGTATCAAAAGTTTTAATATCTGATGATGGTTGTTGATATTTTTTTGTTCCGTCTATAGCTTCATTCATTGAAACCATAGCATCTAATGATGGTTGTTTTTCTTCAAAATCAAGATAATGTTTAGCTTTAACTAAATAATCTTTAGCTAAATGAATTTTTTCTTGCCACCAATCAGGAAAATCAACTTCATCTTCCATTTGATCATATTTGTCAAGCATTTTATATAATTCAACAGCATATTTAGCTATACGATAAACACTAGCTTTTAACATGTCTGGTTCGTCATCTTCATGACCTAAATCAATATCTTCTCTAATTGATTCTTTAAGAGCTTTTTTCTTATCTTTAGTAGCTTTAACTATTGGTTCTTCTCTATCACCATCACCATCAACATCTGGAAAATCAGGCATTTTTAGTTTCTTTTTTTCATTTAATTTTTCACCTGTTTTAGGTTCATCTGTTTTAGGCTCAACCTTTTTAGGTTCAGGTTTAGCTTTAACTGGTTCTTTTTTAGATACAATAGAATTATAAAATTTCATTGTTACAGGTTTTCCTGTAGCACTTAATTTAATTAATTTTTCAGCTACATCATGAAGATCCATGTCTGAAGTAGCGTCTTCACGAGCATATTCAAGCATACGAATAAAAAGAGGAACATCCATAATGACAAAATCAGATGGATTTTTTCTTTTTTCTTCTAAAGATTCTTTAACTACTTTAGCTTTTGTCATCTGATTTGGAGCCATGTTATCTTTCTTTTTAACTTCTTCCATTTCAGTACTAGCTACTTCTTTTTTTCTATTAGGTTTTTTAACACCTAACATTTCATAAGTGGCATCTTCTAACAAATGAGTATAGTAATTAGCATCAGAAAGTACATTCTTAACAGCTTTAACTAAAGCTTTTTTAACTGTTTCATTAGTTACTTCTCCACCCATCTTAACTAATTCATAGTCAAGACCTCTTTGAACTTCAAATGGGTTAGCTTTATCAATGTCAGGAATTACTGACATAAGTGATTTAAGATATTCGTTTGTAGTAGCCATTTATGTATAAATATTAATTATCCCTGCCCAACTGACAGTTTTTTATAGTTTTTACTTTGTTTTAATTTACTTGATTTAGTTTTTGCATGGATTCCTGGTCTTCTCTTCTTTGGTTTTACTTTATAAAGTGATGAAGCTGAGAGTGTAGTTTTTTTAGCTTTTGCCATTTGTTAAGATTTTAATTTTGGTTTGTAATTCTTTAATTTCATTAACCATTTTTTCTAAAACCTCATTAGTTCTTTTTAAATATGTTAAATTTTCATTAGACTGTTTTAATTCAGTCTTTAATCTATTTGTATATTCTAATATTTTATTTATTTCTAAAACACGTTTACGAACTTCTCTAATAGCTGTATGTAACTGATCAGCTGGTCTACGCATTTCAGCTGTTTTTTTAAATTGTGAATATTTTACTTCATTTATTTGATTTTCATTCCATAAAAAACTAGCATCTAACATATCTTTTGGTTGTATTTCTTTATAACCATAAGACTTAGTATAAACATTATTTTTAGTACCTTTAACAAAAGTAGAAGGTAAACCTGATTTTGTTGGTTTTGGATTTTTTCTTGGATTTAAAACAGCTTCATTTTTAGCTTCTTTCTTTTTAAAAGCATATTTTGGAGCGAATCCAGGAACTGCTCCTGTTGTAGAAATTTCTTGGGCTAATTTTTGTTTAATATAAGCCTCAATAATTTTTTTAATATCTTCTTTGCTTCTCATGATTATTTAGATAATTCACTTACTAACTCATGATACTGAAGTAAAGTAATAAGATGTTCATCTTTTACTACTTGCTTTTTAGATAAAGGTTTAATTAAATTTATAGCTTCCTGTAGTTTAATTTCTGTTGTTTTATTATCTACTTTACTTTTTAGTTTAACTAAGTTTTCTCTAACTTCAGTTAAATTTTTATTAACAAATCTTCTTAAATAATCAACATTAGAAATATTATTTATGTATTCTTTTAAAACTAATTTTTGTTTATCAGATAAATTAGAATACTTATCATTAAATTTTTCAATTAATATCCTATATGTTAAAATACGAATATCTTTATCTTGAGTTTTAAATTCTTGAATTATTCTGTTTTCAACATTTTCAGAATTTATACTACTTCTAGTTATATGCTCTAATAATGTTATTTTATTAGTTAATATTTGGTCAGGAGTAATAAAATTTTTTGATTTTTTAATTTCAAACAATGTATAAATAGCAGCTGATGTTTTATAGTTATTTATTTTGTTTTTAAAAAAATTGTCTAAATCATAATGTTTTTTAATTTCTCTGATTAAAGCATATTTTTCTTTATTAATTTTTTCTTCATCTAATTTAATAGATAAATCTAAAACAGTATTAATTAACAAATCAGCTTTAGTTTCTTCTAATTTGTCACTGTTTAATATTGAATAATATAATTTTTGTTCTTTAGCTAACTCAGTGTTAGTAAAGTATTTTTTAACTATCTTAACAGAAGATGATTCTTTTCCAGCCATTACATCAGAAGCTATTTGTCTGACTAAAAGCTCAAAAAGGACACCTGTGTTTTTATACTTCGAATGTTTGATTGTCATGAAGGTATAATTATACTACTTATAATATATACTTATTTCAGTTCCTCACGGATATTTTCTTCATTTAATAAACTACTTCCTTTAAACATATTAGTTTGTCGAGGTAATCCATCAAACATATTTTTATTTTGTAAATATATAGCTGTAGCAGGTACAGATTTTTTTATAGTTTCTCTAATTTCTTCATCATCTTTATATTTACCTTTCATAGAATCAACTCCTAATCGATCTCTACCAAAGGGATCATTTTGAGTATTAATAAATGATGGTTTTTCTTGAGGTCTACCAGGCATATTTACAATATTAGGATCATTTTCATCAAATCCAGCAGGTACATCTCTACTAGTTGTATATCTTCCTTTACCATAAGCATTAGCTAATTGGTGAGGTGTACCATATACTTGACCTGTTTCAGCTGGATCATTACCTTCTTCTTCTATTTGTTTAAGTCTAAAGGTACGTTTTTTATCTTCAGCTACTAAGTCTCTATATTCATCAAATTGATCTTCACTAAAATGGAATACATTATCATAAATCCAATTTGAAGGTAATAGATTAGTTTCTAAAATAGATGAAGCTAAATCAACTTTTTCTTTCATTAATGCTACTCTTTCTTGATCATAAATGATAGATGGAGTTGTTAATCCTAATTCAAAGTTAGTTAAAGTTTCATTATCATAACCTTGAGTATATAAATGCACTAAAGCAATTTTAGTTAATTCACTTAATAATATACGCTGGATACGTTCAACAGTACGTGCAAATCTAATATCTTCAGCTGCTAATGTAGCTTTACCACTTAAATCTTTTTCATATCCTAAATAAGCTTTAGGTACTTTTAGAGCGGCGAATAATTTTTCTCTTAAATAAGCTACATCTTCAATACCGTTATATTCTAATCCTTTAGCTGTGTCAATTTTTGTTGTTGAGTCACCACCTCTAACAGGAATATAAATATCTTCTAACATGTTTTGCATGTTAAATTTCAAATTATAATTACCAGTATTAGGATCAATAAATGGAGTTTTCTTAACTTTTTGCATCATACGTTGCATATAGTTTTCAACTTCATTTGGTGGAATATTACCTACATTAACATAGAAAACACGTTTTTCAGGGGCACGTACAATTCTATGGATTAACATAGCATCTTCCATTAATACATACTGTTTAAATAATTTTCTTCCTGGTTCAAGATATGATCTACCATAAGGTAAATAATTAACATCATTAATTAAACGGAAGTGAGCTATTTCATAATTTTGGAATAAAATACCTGTATCTTGGCCAGCATATGAAGCATAATTAGCTGTTACACCTGTAGCTGCTGTTGGATCATATCTAAATCTAACATAAGCTGGATTTTGTTGATCTGTTCCTTCTTCTCTAATCATTGTGTATGCTGAGAATGGAATAACATTATATATCCCATATTTTTCAGCAATTTCTAATTTTAAATAGAAGTCACCATATTTACACATATTGCGAGTCCAAGACCAAAGATTAAATTCAACATTCAATACATCATAAAATAAATTATAAAGAATCTTTTGAATATTTTCATCACTTGATCTAATTTGTAAAACTTCACCTTGTTCATTTTTTAAAGTACATTCATCTGAAACAATATCTAATACAGAAGAAACAATAGCATCTGTGTCCATTGATTCATAATCAGCATATAACTGAACACGAATGTTTTGATAGTTTTGAGCAGAATTTAAATTATAAATTCCAGGACCTGAAGTTGTATAGATTTTTTGAAATCTATCAACCAGTGAGTTTGTTTGTAGAACACCTAAAGATTGAATTCTATCAGTATCCATAACGGATAACTGATTTCCACCTGTGTTTCTAATAACAACATCAGATGAGAATAATCTTTGTAGTCTTCCAAATAAAGAAGTATTTGCCATTTATATATAAATATTTATTATCCTATAAGCCAGTTTAAATTTTCTTTTCCTCCCATACCATCATCCATTGTCCATGGATCATTATGTACATTATGTGGAGTATGATTATTTGACATAACAGGCATATAACCACTAGATATACTATTTAAACTAGCTCTAGCTAAATCAATTCCTGTTTGTTTAAAACGTAAGCTAGTATCTCTTAAAAACATAGCAAATCCAAAACTTAAAACCAAATCATCATTATAACCATCCATAGACTGTGCTTTTCCATTTTTCCAAATAAATGTTCTAAATTCCTCTAACAATCTTTTTGATTGTATAGTAACTGAACGTTCATGAATATAACTAATAAGTTTTGAGATAACAAGCGGTCTTGTACGAAGAGAATTAGTAAATCCAGGAACCATACCATTTCCATTTTCATATCTATCAAGATACATTTCAACATTAGTTAAAGCTGTATCTGATTTAGGAGAATAATAAAGATTCCTATAACCTCTATCAATAGCTGTTTGAATTACATCCCAACCATAAGTAGCGTTTTCTATAACTAATAAAGCATCATTATATTCAACTGCTACACCTACTAAAAAATTACCATAATCTCTAGTACCTAATTGTCCTTTATATTCTGCTACTTGAGTATTTGAGTCTACATCAATAACATGAAATGCTGAAAAATCTTTACCATCACCTCTAGCTACATCAGCTGTAACTACATATGTTCTTGAAAAATCTGGATGTTCCCAAATCCAATAATTTCCATCAATGCCTCTTCTTTCAATTGGATCTTTTTGATATGTTTCTATATACCAATTTAATATTTCTGGTTCAATAGCTGTATCACCAGATGTACTAAAATCACAATCACACTCTTGGGCAGCTAATCTAGGTCCTAAGTCAGAAGTTTGTGTATCTCTCCATTTTTGATCTCGTTCTGGGTGTACAGTCCATGGTAATCTAATTGGTAAAAAGCTATTATCTTTAGCTTCAGCTTTAATCCATGTTTTATGAAACCAGTTACCTGTACCATAAGGTGTAGATATAGCTATACAACCACCACCAGTAGCTAAGGTTTGTTGAGCACTAGCAAATATTTCTTCAATATTGTCAATAAATGCTGCTTCATCAATGATTAATAATGAAACTGCTTCACTTCGACCTGAATCACTAGCCGCTGATACTGCTTTAATTTGAGAACCATTAGCTAGTTTAAGTGATAATTTATTGTTTTCTATTGCTTTTAATTTAAGCCAACTTGGTAAATTTTCATAACCAAATTTAACTTTAGTTACTAAGTTTTTTGCTGTTTCTTGTTTTGTAGCTATACAAAGTATATTTTTATCTTTTTGAAACAACATCATCCATAAAGTATAAGCACCAACTAATGTTGATATACCTAACTGTCTAGATTTATTTACTATATTGTAACTATTATCTTGAAATAAATTTAATACTTTTTCCTGGAATGGGTATAGATTAAATTGGGTTCTACCTCTTGTTGGGTGTTGAATCCAATAATATTTTTTCATAAAATAAACAGGATCACTAGCACATTTAATGTACTCCTGTCTAATTAAAGTTTTTATATCTTGGGGTTGTTGTTCACTCATAAAAGTGCTATAATAAAACCTACAACTGAAATCATAAATGCTCCAGTTAATTTTTTAATTGTATTATTTAATTTTGTAATTTTTTTACTTTTTTCATTTATAATACCATCTTTAGCTATAATTACTCCATTCAAATCTTTAACTTTACTATCTAAAACAACACGAGTAGAGTCTAAAACACTAATTATAATATCTTTTCTAAAAATAATAGTGTCCATAGCTTTTATTGAATCACGAGCAATAACTAATTCTTTTTTAAGATTATCTCTTTCAACTTTAACTAAAAGAGCGTTTTTTAATGATTTAATAGGAACTATTACCGTTGAATCAGTTAAACGCTGTTGTGAACTCGCTGATGATATCATCATCAGACATATTATTGATGCGATTATGTTCTTTTTCATATTGTTCTTTATATTGTTGAGCTTTTTTAGCTATATTAGCTAATTTAGCTTTATCTAAAATTACTAAAGAATCTAAAATATGTCTAGTAGAATCTAAAGATGCTATTTTAATATCTTTTTTTCCTATTTCAATATTTAATGAATCAATAGTTTTTTGATATTTAGCTTCTGATGAAGAAATATCATTACGAACTAAAAGGAACCATAGTAATCCTATAGTTCCTAAGAGTATAACAATTTGAGTTATATATTTTTTCATTTAGAAATTAAATCTTCAACTGTATTGTCCCAAACTTGTAACAAGTTAGTATAAGTTTCACCACCTTTTCTTAAACCAATTTTACCACCTTCAGCTTTTGAACGAGTTAAATAAGATATAAATGCTAAACGTTTAGCTTCTTTAAATTTAGGATCAATAAGTTTATCTTTACTATCTTTTAATTTAGCAATAATAGCTTTGCCTGCTTTATCAATAGCAATTGTTCTTTCAATACCTTTAGCTCCACCTAATTCTTTTTCAGCGGCAGTTACATCAGCTGATCTTGGTCCATCAATATCTCTAACACCAACAACTTTATCTTTAGCCATTGACATAGATGGTTCTTTTTTAGTTGGGGTAGAAGTTCCTGGTTTGCGACCTCTAACACCTGGTGTTTTTGGTTCTTGTGGATTAACATCTGATGTTTTTCCTAAAGCACCAATTTCTTCAGCGTCTAATACAGAATTAAAATCTTTTAATGGATCTTTACCTATAATAGCTTTAATAGTTGCTTTAGTGAATGGTTGATCAGCTTCAACTTCATCTCCTTTTAATGCTTGAGCTACTAATTTTTTAGTACCTACATATTTGTCTGGATTAAGTTTATCTTTTTGGTCTTTAGTGATTTTAAAGAAATTAGCCATTTCTTCTAATTCTTCATTTTCTTTTAATTTTAAAGAAGATTTAAAGAAAGCTTTAGCCATTTCTTTTTCTGTTACACCTAAAGCTTTAGCTACATCTGATAAAGTTGTGGCTTTGTTTTTATTAAGCATTTCAGTATATTTTTTATTAATATCTGCTACTGTTAATTCTTCATCTAAAGCATCTTTTTCAAATGGTACTGCTTCTTCAATACCTTCATTTAATGAATGAAGTCTACTAGAAGATGTTAATTTGTTTTCAGCTAAATACTTAGCGAAAGCCTTATGGTCAAATTCAGGCGTATTAAAATGTGAGCTCATTGTTGTAAGTTTATTTATAAATATGGTTAATAATAGCCTTAATGCGATCTTCTACTGATCCTGATATAGTTAGTAAATTTTTAGGTGGGTATAATTCTAATAAGTTACGAATTTGGTAATCAATTTCATCTCTATAAGTAGAATCTGTTTCTCTAATACCATTATCTTCAATAGCTACTCCATCAGGTTTAACATAAACTACTAAATCATATTTATTTTTTAATGTCATAGCTGCTTTTTCAAAATAGAATTTATCTCCATTATCAATAGATTTAGCTAAAGCTGTAAAAGCACATACATCCCAAATTGTTCTATCAGTTAAAATATTAGTTTGTAATAATTCAGTAGCTCTTTCAGCTAAAAATATAAATTGACCTTCTAATGTAGAATCAGTATTTAATGGAATACCTAAACTACTTAGATATTTAGATCTTTCAGTAGCTTTATTATAATCAGAAAAATGAGAAATTTGAATTAAATTATTAATCAATGTAGTTTTACCAACTGACATTGTTCCACATAAACCTATTTTCATAATATTATAATATAATTAAAAAAATTACTAAAGCCAAACTTACATTCTAGTCTGATATTTAGGATCTTTAGCTGGAGGTACACCATTAAAGTCACGTTTTACTTCAGACCATTGATCTTTAGTATATTGTATACCATGAATATAATATTCATCTTTTTGACCAGAACTTTTTGGATGTTTAATAGCAGGTCCATCCCAATTATGTAATTTTCCATTACAGTAATATACTACTTTTCCGTCTGGTGTTTTAAGCCTTTTTGTCATTAAATTTGTCATATGTTTATTTCCAATTAATTATGTCTCCAATGTGATTATCCCAAGCATCTGATGATGATATTAGTTTTGATATTGCTAGTATACCTTGTGCTCCTGAAACAGTAATACCTCTAGCTGATAAAGCATCTCCTACAAAATGAACATTTGGATATTCAACTAAAGCTAAATCACTATGATACACAAGAGGTTCAGGTGAAAGATATTTTACTTCAGGAACATAAACACCCCAATCATCACCTAATGTTGGAAATACTTTTTTCATATCCTCAATAAAATCCTCAATATAATTCCAATATTCACCCATTCCATGTCTTACAATATCTAAATTATCAATTTGAATAGAGCTAACTCTTTCACCTTCTGATGTAGTTGATGGTTTACGAGATGGGCTATAGTATAAACCAGTACCAGCATATTGTAATTTATTTACTACTTTACGTGACCAAGCAAATGGATCTTCAATGTTATTAATTTCCATAATAATACCAAAGTTAGTCATGTCATTTCTATATTTAGGATCTTTTTTAGCATGACCATTATATGAATGATTACCATAAGTATCTTCTACAGCAACATAAGCAGCATTATTATTTGTACAGAATGAACGTAATGAAACACCTTTATCTTCAAACTTACGATATAATTTGAAATCATAACTAATATCAATTAAATCCTGAAAATGTTTCTGTGGTGCTTCAAATCTAACACCAATTTGTACTGATTTAGGTTCTGTTTCTAATTGATATTCATCTTGAATACTTTGAGCAAAATCAATACCTGATTTACCTACACCAAAAATTAATTCATTATATTCAACAGCATATTGACCTTCTTTACCTTTAGTAGTTAAGTATACTAAATTAGATTCAAAATCAACTTTAAATACTCGTTCATTCCAAATAAATTGTACACCTTTAGATACTAAATAATCATACCAATTTTTACCAATTTCATGAAGATAATCTGTACCAACATGCCATACTGGGAATAATCTTAAACCAAAATATGGTTTAATAAATTCAGGTTCTTCTATTGGATTAGAACATTGTACTTCTTCAGGTTTAGGATGAAAACGTTTAAAGTTATTAATAACTTCATCCATTAATTTCATAGCTTTTTCTTCACCAACATACTTAGATAATTGACCTCCAATTGCTGTATGATAAGTTAATTTACCATCAGACCAACCTCCAGCTCCTAGAAATCCAGTCATTACTTCTTCTGGTTTTCTATTGTATGGATCATTACCCATATCAATAATAGTAATGTTTTTACCTGGAAAACCATTGTCAACTAATTTAGTAGCTGCATTTACTCCTGCTACACCAGCGCCTACAATTACAATTTTTTTCTTCATACTTTATTTAAATATAATAATTTTTATTTAATTTGCCAAACAAAGGTGGCACCTTTTTAAGGTGCCACAGCTACCATATGTTAATCTCTTACGAGCGACTGGCTATGAATCAGTCTATAATTTATTTGCTTGACTTCATCTTTAAAGATAAAGGCAATACTAATCCTGATGTATTTCTTACTTCTATAATATAATTTATATCTCCTAATATTTCACTCTTTGTATCTACTTTTATATATAAAGCTTTAGCTCCTTTATTAGGATATTTAATTTGAACATTATTTAAAACACCAACAAATTTTTCTAAGTCTTTTTCAGTCATTATTGATGTCATAAATAAATCACCATTTGCTTTTTCTCTAGCATAATAATAACCATATCCATAACCAGAACCTATTAAGTTAGATAATTTTTTAATATCTACTCCAGATACTGTTTCAAAAGTATTAGGTATATCTCCTTCTTTATCTACATATTCATTTAAACCTTGAGCTACTCTATCTGAATTAACTTTAAATAATTCAAATATATCTTTAATTATAGGTTTATCATTATATTTACTTTTATCAAAAATAACTTTTTTATCTTTGTCATAAACTATAAAAGGTACAGTACCACCATTATAAAAACCAGCCCCAGATACATTTTTTAAAGATATATAATAAATATTACCATCATATTTTATAGTAATATCAGATATTTTAGATCCTATATTCTCAACTTTATCTAAAGATAATGGTCGTTTTGTATCTTGTTTACCTGTTGAAACTACATCTTCTGGTTTTAAATTTTCTGGGTTGATTTTTAAGAATTTGAATAATTGAACAACTGTTTTATTATCAATATCCTCAATATTATTTCCAGCTACTGATTTCACAGCATTGTATAAATCTTCTTCATATTGCTCACCAGCATTTTTACCACCTGCTAATACTATTTTAACTTCACCATCTTCTGTGTCAAATTGAAACATATGATATTTAGAACTACCTTTTATAGGTTTAGCATCAGATTGGTTAGGACCTTGTTTAGGACCAAAAGACGATACTTCTGTATCAGGATATACTTTTTTTATTATGTTTAAAAATTGAGATGGATCTATTTTTCCTTTATTAGCTATACGACCCTTACCTTTCATGTTTTCTAAACCGGCAGCTTTACCTTCTGGGGAATTTACTATTTTATTAATAGCTTTTTCAGAATTCGCTGTTAACGAACCTTCCATAATCATTTCTAAAAGTAAAGATGCTAATTTAATCACACTTATGTATTTTTAATTTGAGTGTACCTGTTCCTTTAATAACACGGTGCCACTCATGTCTCATGATAAATATAGTTAAATTTTCTTCTAATTCCCAAGGTAATTCATTTTCAAATTGAAAACCCCAATTAAATCCAGGTTCTAATATTTCAACCATACGATCTTCATCATCACGATGCCACATTAATTCTATTGGATCAATATTATCATCAAATTCTCTAATGATATATTTGTCTGTAGTTTCTATATCTACATATGGTTTATCCATATTAATCTTCTTTTTTGTCTATTATTGGTCCACCAACAACCCAAGCATCACAGGTTCTAGCAGCTGCACATTTGAACTTTAAGAATCTACAATAACCTAACTGGCCGGCTTCAATAACATCAAAAGGATCTTCAGAACCTTCATCATTTCCTATACCTTTAGCTATACAATCTAATGTTTTTTTAGTCACATCAAAAGCAGCACAGTTTCCACATAAAGATTTTTTAGCTTCATCTATTGAATCTAATTGCCACATTTCAACTTTCTTTTCCCAAAATTTTTCATTAGGTTCATTAGGATTTAATGGGCCATAACCATATTTGTCAATAGCTTTTTGTCTATTTTCAAGATTTAAATCTATATCTTGAGTAGCAGGTGGACATTTTCCTAATTCTGCTTCATTTAATATATCTAATAAATTTATCATTTTTTATTTTTTATACAGTTAGGATATCTTTTACCAAACATTGTTTTAAAACCTTTTTGAGTATAACCTTTCCAACATTTTTCAGTTAATAAGTCTTCATTTTGTTGTACACGACTATATCCTGATCCATAAGGAATAGCTGTTTTTTTATCTTTAAATGTTTTAGGATCTAAATTTTCTTTCTGATTACGTAAACGTTCTGTTTTTTCTTTAGATGCTTCTTTTTTAGCTGTAATATATATTAATCCTCGTTTTAAACGTGCTTTAACTTCAGGATCTTTAGCCTTATTATAAGCGGCTCTTACTCGTTGATGAATTAAATTAATAATTTGAGATTGACGAGCATGAGATTTGGATTTAAAAGATGATTTTGATAATGTATTTTTAATATCTTGAACTGTTTTAAATCTTATACTAACTGTATCTGTTGGATCTTCATCTGTGTATAGACGACGACCTGATCCTTTAGGTTTTTTACCTGTACCTACTTTAGGATCTGCTTCTTTTAAATTAGGGTTATTATTATGTCCACATTTATGACAAATGTATAAATCTTTACCACCATCTTCTTTTTTCCAACTCCAACCACAATTATCACAAATAATTTTTGTATTTGTAATTAATTCTTCAATAGTTTCAGGATCATTAGTCCAAACATCAGATGCTTTATATCTTGTTTTTTTCACCATATTTGCTTTATATGGTGGATACATTTCAAATAATATGTCTACAAGTTTAATCATTTAGTTTTACCCCATGTTTTACCTTTACCTTTTTTCTTACATCCAGCGGGTGTAGGTCTACAAGAAGGATATTTAGCTCGAGTTTCACCTTTTTTTCTACCACAAGCTTTACATTTTAATCTACCTGTTTTTTTATCTTTTCTACAAGTATTACAATCAACCCATCCACCTTCTTTACCTGATGTACCTTGGCGTTTGAACCATTTGTATAATGATTCATCTTCATTTAAAATTTCAACTAATAAACTAACTAATTTCATCTAATGGATATTCTTCCCAATTATTAGCTAATCCTTCTACAAAACTTACAAACCAATCACTTAAATCATCTATGTCTGCTTTTCTCCAACGCTGGTTAAGCTTAATTTTATCAGTGTCCGTCATATAACCAGCATCAAATATATCAGCCTCATTATCAGTAAACAATTCTATTAATTGATCTATTTGATTATCAGTTAATGGTTCATCATTTAAATAATTAGGTAGTGATGATTTATAATATGGTTTTGTTTTAATTAAATCCTTTTTAATATGATCAGGATCTAAATTACCATCTATATCTATATAACTATTTTTAGTAGTTAAATCCTCATATTCTTTTAAGTCTTTCCAAATTTTACCTCGACGACATCTAACAACAGCACCTGATTTATAAGCTGATGGTTTATCAAATTTACGGTCAGCAATACGAAGACATCTGTCTCGTTTTTTACTTTTTCTTTTTTCTAAAAGAATTTCACCTAATATATCAATTAATTTAGTCATCTTACCAAAATCCTGAATAGTTTGATTTTAAACCTAATAATTTAGCATATCTTGGTAAACGACAAGACCAATATGAAGCTTTTGTTTTGTCTGTTTTTTGTGGACAATTATGGCGTTTAGAAAATGCTGCTCTTCTTTTAGAATTATTAATTTTAGCAGACATACCTTGAGCACCAAATGATATTTTTTTAATTTTTTTAGTCTTAGGATCTCTTACATAAACATAAAACTTTTTAGAACCACCACGTTTTGGTTTACCAAGTGGAGGATTTTTCTTTTTAGTTTTTGATTCTGAAAATGGTTCATCTGCTATCATTTTAATACCTTCAGCTTCAGCATCTTCAGACTCATAAATGTGATCTAAATATAATATTTCATTATTATATATAAATGATTCACCTAAATCAGTTTCAGTTATAATTTCTTTATCAACACCAAAAAGTTCTATTTTATCTTCATTAAACAATTGTCTAACTTCTTTAAACAATTCAAAATAAGATTCAGAACCATATCTATAGATTGGTTGAGAAATAGGTAATTTATTATCTAAATGATATTGTAATCCCTCTGATAAAGGTTGTTTTGATTCTAATAATAATGGTGATTTAACACTATTTCTAACACAATCATTACATTCTGATAATAATTTAAGTAATTTAATCATAATTATGCTGGTTCAGTTTCTGTTGAAGTTGTTTCTTCTTCTGGGGATGTTGTAGCTTCAGGTGGAGTAGGTTCAGTTTTATCAGTTCCAGATTGAGTTTGGTCTGGACCTTGGATGTCTTCTTTAGCTTTACCTAACATTAATAAATTAGCTATAGCTACTCTAGCTCTTTCTTCTTCACCTAAATTTAATAGATAATATTTTTTACCAGATACTTTAGCTACCCAAGATCTACCCATATAAATTAAGTAGAAAAAATGATTATTATGTAATACTACTTTAAATGTAGTAGGTATAGGAGCTATAACATATACACCAATAATATAATCTTTAAAATCTTTTGTTAGTAAATCAATTAAAGTTTTAGTTAAAGTTGGATATTTGAATAAAATAAATCCTAATGGATCTTCTTCAAAAGTGGGTGATTTAGGATCTTCAACAGGAGTTGTAGGTTCCATGTCAATTTCTTCTTCATCAGAGACAACTTCTTCATCAGCTTCTTTTAATTTAGCTAATTCTTCTTCAATTAATTTATCTAAAAGTTCTTTTAAAGCCATTTAGTATTTGAATGAGGTTATTTCATGATAATAAGTATCTATCATTTTATCTGATAAGAACTTAATTATTTTAGTTAATCTGTTTTTATTAAAACCTAAACCAGCATTTTCTTCAGCTGGAAATTCTATACCTAGATTATCTTTTTTAGTAAATTTAATAGGTACTCTTGTTTTTCCACCTGTTTTTTGGGCTAAAAATTCTTTATCATACTCTTTACCTTGTGGAGAAGCAGGTCCCATTTTTAATGGGAATTTAAATGATGAATCAATAGTTTGAATTTGTTTTTCTAAATTACTTCTTTTTTTAGCATTAGATGGACCAAATTTAAAGGCATCCCAATCATTTCTATTTTGAATACCATCCATTTCTCCTTTAGTAAATTTAATATAATTTTCAGGACTATCAAATTCAGTACCTTTATATATTTTAGTCACAGTACCTTTACCACCTCCACCTCTAGTTGTTTGAGTTACAACATCTGATGGGTAATTTGATATATCCTGTAACCATTCAAAAGCTTTATTTCTATCTGACTCATCATCAAATATTAAACCAGGGTTGATGGTTGATTTAAGATCAGGATTGTTTGATTCTTCATCATCAACCTCTTTTAGGTTTTTAAATTTAGCCTCTAAAAGGATTTCTTCTAATAATGAAATTAATCTCATTTTAAATCTTTAGTATATTCTTTATGAAGTTTTTGAAGATTTTTATTCATCTTCATTACTTCTTTAAGTTGTTTAAGAAAATCTTTATGTTTCATCTCAGCCATTTTTTCATAGCTAGATTTGATGTTTTCAATAACACCCATATAATTTTCTTCTAATTCAGCATATTTAGTTGCCTCAATTAATGAACCTCTAATTTCAGCTATTTCATTTTTAGCAGCTTTAGGATCACTAGCATATAAAGCTCTTAAATACTGATGTACGTCACCTCTAGTACATCCAACTTTAGCGCCTCTTTCTCCAGATTTATTCTTTTTATAGACGCATTTTCCAACTGATGTGTATGGCATATTATTATAGTTTACTTATAAATATGAATAAAATAAGTAATTATAACTCTAATTCACGTAATTTTTGAATATATTCTTTTATTTGTTTAATTTCTTCTTCACTAATTTTACCACCAGACCAATTTTCAACATCACCCTGTTCAGTTATAAAAGTATCATTTTTAGAAGATAACCATTCTCCAATAGCTAATTCAAAATCATCAACCATTGATTCTTTATTTTTAACCATTAGATTTTTTTCATACTCATCATATTTACCTTCTGCTTTTAATCTAGTTTCCATTGTAGCAACACATTTTGGACACATATTATGGATACTAAATAATTTTTTAACAGCAGGACTATCACTATGTAGAGGTCCACTACATGAAGGACATACTAAAGGTATTGTATAATAAGATTTAAATTTATCTAACTTAGTAACAGTTTGTTTTATACCATTTTTAATAGTCCATGTTTTACTATTTTCTTCCCAGATATCACCTTCTTTATAATCTGTTTGATTTTTATCATAACCTACTTGTATTTTAGTAGCGTCATTATATTTTCTAGTAACTAAATTTCTTAAACGCTGAACATCAGCTGGATTAAACTCCTTTTTTAGTAATGTCTCTTTCATATAAACCTAATTCTTCTAATTTTTTGTAAGCAGATTCTGGACTGGATGAATTGTATTTAACTCCTATACCACCTGCACTTTTCCAATCTGAGATGTTTGATGGGAGATCATCAATTAATACTTGATTTTTTCCAGAAGCATCTTTTTTATCTTTAGATTGTTTGAATATAACTCTACTTTCAGGAATACCCAAATTCTTTTTAATCCATTTTAATTTTCCTTCTTTAGCACCTGTAAAATAGCCTGGTGATGAAAGAATATATGGGTTATGGATTTTAATTATATTCCATAATTCTTTTCCATTCTTCTCCCATTTCATATTGGACCAATAATTTTCTCCTATTTCGCTTATTTTATCATAAGCTTTTTTGTCACCGTATTTAATTTTATAATCATCAAACGACATACCAGTGTAAAATTCAAAGCGACCATCAAAGTCACATAATACACCATCCATATCACAGTATATGGTATACTGCGTTTTATTTACTTCTAAAAACAAATCTTTTAATGCTATCATTATTGAAATATATTGGGGTTTTGTTTAGCAAACATTCTCATCATTATGCCAGCTACAGCGTTAGCTTCATTTTCATATGGTGATCCTGTTGCTCCATCTTTTGGGTTTAAAGGTTTAAATTCATTTTGTTTAGCATGAACTAATTCATGTCCTAATGTTCTTAATATATCAATAATATGTCTACCAGAAGGATCAGTAACTATACTATTTGAATCAGGTATATAACCTCCAAAACTTGGTTGAATACCATTGGCTAATACTTTTTCTTTAAATTTTATTTCAGGAATATTTTCTAAATCTAAAAAATTAGAAGCAAATTGAATAAATTTTTCAACTATATTTTTATCAATATTTTCATTTAAATCTTTAGATAAGTCTTTAGTTGTTAAATCTCTTTTAATATTAGTTAATTTTTCTAAATATCCTGAATTTCTTAATTCTTTAAAAGCTAAGTTTTCAACAGCATATTCACCTTCTCTATCTAAACCAGTTTCTCTAAAATTTTTAAGTTTTTGTTTTAATACTTCAATTTTTTTAAGAGCAACATTAGGATCTTTTATTTTTTCTAATTGATCAATTTGTTTTTTAAATGGATTTGATTTTTTATCAATATCAGAATCAGAAATTTCTATTTTTTGATAAACAGGTTTTTTAACCCAGTCATTATCTAAAACAGAATATACTCCTGTACTTCTATGAGGTCCTTCTGAGTCTTGGACATATGGAGATATTGGATTGTTTTTAATTTTAAGATTATAAGCACTATTCCAATTAGCTTCAGCTTGATCAAATAATTTTTTAACTAATTTAGGATCTCCAAATTTTGAAAAATCAACAATTATATGTAAATCAATATCAGAATTAGTACCCCAATTATAATTAGCTGATGAACCTGTTAAAGTAACATCATCATATTCTTGCCCTAAATCAAGTTTATTCCAAAATGTATCAGCTATTTTAAGTAAAGCTTGTCTAATATTTGGTCTTAATCTGTCATTTTCTCCAAAAATATTAGGATTTAATTTTGATTTATTTTTATATTCTTCTATTGACTCATTTAATGATTCTGGTTTTGGAAGATTTAAATTTAATACTTCTAAAATATCATTAAAATATCCTTTTTGAATAACAGCTTCAGGGAATAAACTTTTAAAATAATCATAAGTGTTATTATAGTCACTTACAGCTTTATTATATTCAGGTGTTCCTTTTTGTGTATTTTCAATTGTAAAAATTTGAGTTTTTAAAGTAGCTATAGTTGTTCTAAAAGCAGAAGCAGAAATTCTTTTTCCTTTTTCATCAACAAATTTTTCATCAATAGCTACAGCTCTAACTCTATCTCCAAATTTATCTTCTAAAGAAGCAAAATAATTTTGATCTATAGTTTCAGCTTTACCTCCTATAACATAAGCTTTATTATCAACATCTTTTCCTAAATAACTAAAAATATCATCTATTGGGGAGTTTTTTGGTGAATTAGTTATAATGACATCAATTTTTTGATTAGGATAAGCTTTTAAATATATATCCCAAATAGCTTTTGATTGTTCAGCATTAATACCATCTCTAACACCTTTACCTATAATAATAGTTAAATTAGTGATATAATTTCTTGAAGCAGCATCTAATGCCACTTCTAAATGACCTTTATGAGGTGGTTTAAATCCACCAGGATAAAAACCAGGAGCAGGTTCATTTAATACTTCAGCTATAATATTTTTTCCTAATTCAGCAGCGTTTATTTTCATTTTAAAAATGTTTGTATTTTAGATTTAGCTGTACTGATTGAATCAAATTTAGGAAGATTTTTTACTAATTGTTCAATATCTTGTATAATTTATTATAAATATAACAAAAAAGGCTTGGATAACCAAGCTCTTTCTTTTAAAGATTTTTTATTATATGTTGTATAAAAAATTAATTAAGGTTTAATCGTTTAACAAGATATTGTACTTCAGGAAGTTTTTTAGCTATTTTAAATAACTCTTGAGCTACTTCATTTCCTTCATCTACTTTTTTCTTTAAATATTTCAAATAATTTTCTTTTTGTTCTTCTGTATATGTAAAATTTCCATTTCTATCCTTTTGACGGCCTGTTTTAAATCCAACACCTCCTTTATATCTATCTATTCCAGGTTCATCAAACAATTCACTACTTTTCGAACTATATTTCTCTATGTCTGGTTGGAGAACATCAGCATCTATAATATCAAATATATCATCACCTTTTCGATAAGATGTACGTACTTCATTAACTAAAGATGGATTTTTAATTTGATAGATTTCAGGTTTGTTTTTTATTAAGTATACCAACTGTTTACCACTATAATCTCCATCAATCCTTACCCTTTCATCATTTATTGTAGAAATAACTACAAAATTATCTTTAGTAACACCCTTATCCTTAGATAGTTTTAATAATTCTTGAAATTCAGTATCTGGAATATCATTATCATCATTTGAAGCCAATACAAAACCTCCTTTAAATTTATCCCCTTGTTTAAGCTCAGTTAATTGTTTAAATTGACTTTCAGTAATTAAACCAGCCAATTTTTGCATTTTTAAAAATTCTTTAGATAAAATTTGTTTTTCCATGATTATTAATATGTCATAAATATTGTTTATTGCAGAAATGATTGTATTTTAGATTTAGCTGTTTCAATTGAATCAAATTTAGGGAGATTTTTTACTAATTGTTCAATATCTTGATTCATTTGTTCAATTTCTTTTTTCTTTTTTTCAATTTCTTCTGGTGATTTTTCTTTACCAGATTTAGCTTTAGAATCTTGGAAATAAGGAGATACTAATTCTTTTGAAAATCCTAAATTAGTTTCTTCTGGGTTATTATTAATTAATGTAAAATTATTTCCAAATTCTTTTTTATATAATTCAATATTTTTATTAACATCTCTCCAAGTTCTTAAAACAATAGATGGCATTAATGATCTATCTCTTTCAGAATTTCTTTGTAATGAAGTTAATGGAGAAACATAAATCATAATCATCATAGTTTTGTATCCAAGATTTTCTAATTCAACTTTCTTTTTTATTAATGGTTTAGAAGCAGCACCAGTACCATCAATAACAACATTTTGAAGTGATTCTAAAGCTTTAGCATATTTTTCTCTAGTCACTGATTGAGCTTGTCCCATTAATTTAGCTGCTTGAGACAATTCATCTGGTGTGAAATCTTTTTGTTTCATGCCTAAACCACTTTTTTTAAGTAGTTCTTCATAAGTATTATCAACATTAATAACTTGCATAGTTGAAGGTATTAATTGTTTTGATATATAAGACTTACCAGATCCAGCTGGACCTGCTAGAAATATAGCTTTAGGTTGATTGTTTATTTCTAATAGTAAGTTAATTAGACGTATCATTAACTATAAATATTAACCTAATTTAATACTTGTAGGATATGATTCAAATATTGGTTTTTGATTAGGATTTTCAAGTAAGTAAATTTCGTAAATGTTTTTAAACATTGTAAAATATTCATCAACAGTTTTATCACCTTGAATAATTTCCCATCCATTACCTTGTAATTTTCCTTCTTTTGAACCACGTTTACTTGATTTAAGCCATATGATTCCTGTTTCTTCAATTTTGTCATCATATTTTTCATTCCATGCTTTAGCATAAGCTGATAATTGTAGATTATAACTAGTATGTAATGAGTTTGATGTTTTTATATCTAATAACCAAACTTTATCATTTAATTTGACTACTAAATCACAAGTACCAGCGTACTTATGCTCATGAGATAATAAATGAATTTCTGAGGCTATTAATTCTGGAGTGTATGTTTTCCAAAAGTCTGAAAATCTTAAAATCATTCTCCAAACATCTAAATTATATATAGCATGTCCTTTATCATCCATCCATTTAATTTCTTTACCTTCTAAAAAAGATTCAATAGCATTATGTACTTGTGTACCTTCATCAGCTGCTTTTCTAGCTATAATATCTGAATTATGTCCTACATCTTTTAACCAAGCATGGAAAAATCCATTTTTTGGATAAAAATTTAAAATAGAAGTTACTGATGGATAATATTCACCTGTTTCTGTTTTGTAAAATCTTTGGTCTAAAAAATTAATTTGTTCACCATTGTGTTCCACAATACGTTTTAATTGGGGGTGTTTGTGGATGTTGTTTCCTTTTTCTATCATAAGTTAATTTTTTGAATCATGAGATCAACTAAAGTTAATTCATGAGCATTATGTAACAATTTTGTAAACTTTTCAAAACCTAATTCAGATGGATCTTTACCTTCCATTTCAACTAAATAAACACTTTTACCATAATTTAATAATGTCATAGCATGGTCTAAAGAATCTTTAATTGCATCTTGATCCAATGCTAAATAAACTGTTTTTGTTTCACTTTCAACAAGTTTTTTCATTAGAGCATTAGATATTGTTTTACCAAATAATGGTATAGCATTACGTTTAATAGCTATAGCATCAAATATACCTTCACATAATATAATTGGTGTTTTCCAATTTACATTTGATTCTAAACCTATAATAGCATTTTTATCACATTTAGGAGAATCATATTTTCTATTACTATCTATTATTTTTCTGGAGATAAAATAGTTTAATTTATACTCTGAGTTGTAACTAGGTATTATAACACTGTCATTGTATCTTCCATTTGTACTATATCCTATATTATATTTTATAATATCTTCATCTATTATACCTCTTTTTTTAAGATATGCTTTAGCATGTCTTCCTTCAAATGTTTTATCACCAATTAATGATTTAAATTCTTTGGGTAATTTAACTATATTAATATCTTCAATAATTTCTTGTTTTGGAGATGTTTTAACTATAGAAGATAACTCAATAATTTTATCTTTAGGTACATTTATTTTTTTAAATAAGGTTAAAACAGATCTACCTTTTGTATGACAAACCCAACAATTATAAGGATTTTCACCTTTTAATGTTGTGACAATATTTACTTCTAATTTAGGTTTTCTATGATTACAAAAAGGACAATGGAAAGAATAATTACCTTTTGATGTTCTAAGTCCTTTACCTAAAACAGATTCAAGTGTATTTAATAAAAGTATATTCTCCATTAGTCATAACATAATAAAAAAAGCTTGGTTTTCCAAGCTTAACTTTAAATATTATAAAAAGTCTTTTCTATAGAACTTTCCTAAAATGTTATCATTGTAACTGCTAGTAGTTAAAACATCATATTTACATTGATAATACATTTCAAAAAAAGTCATTTCTTTTTTAGTTTTACATAATTTTAATATCTTTTTTTCAAAATTACTTGTTCCTTGTGTTTTTAAGTCTTCTGTAAGATCTTTTGAACTACCCCAATAAAGTTTCCAATTAGATTCTTTTTGAGTTATTTTAGTAGTTGGTTTTCGACCAGGTCCTATTTGTTCTGCTAATTCTTTTTTAGTTAGTTTTGTTTTGACATTATTCCAAAAAACCTTTTTACCTACATATATTTTGTTGTTATTTTTGTTTTTGATAATGTAAACAAATCCAAAATAATCAGCTGGGTTAAAGTTGTCTGTATGGACCCAAAATTCTGTTATCATGTTAAGTATCGTATGTTATTAAAAATGTTGTATCTGTATTAGATGAAATTGGAATTGGATTTGTAAGTTTGGCTATAGCTAATAAATCTTGAGTGTCATTATATAAACCTACAGCTCCAGCATATGGGGCAAATTCTGAAGAGGTAGCAAAATTTAATAAAGTATCATTATTATTTGTGCTACTAGTTAATAATGTTGGATTATAACTAGCATTAAATTCATAATCTTTAATTGTACATTTTACAAAGTTTTCATAAATTGTATAATTATTTTTAAATTCTATAGAATCTATATTAGTAACTAAACTTCTAGTTGGAAGAGTTCCAACAGTATAAGTTTGAGATATAGCATTTGGTATTACTGTTAGAATAGATATACCCTGTTCATAAAATACATTTCCAACATATGATGATTGTGATAATACTGTACCTATGGATGAACTAACATTAGAACCACTCCATAATAAATTATATTGACCATCATCATAAATTGAACCACTATCTATAGTAATTATAAAAGTACCAGGAGTAATTTTATTTCCTATTAAATTTTTAGGAGTATTAATAACTAAAATACTACCACTATTTGATGATGTTGGATAATACTTTTCTGTTGTTATTACATTTCCTTCTATTACAAAAGCACCTGTTGGAGGAGTTGTAGTTTGAGTTCCATCTAAATAAGTTGTTTGTTTAATAGAACCTGTAGAGTGAAATTGGTTATAAAATTCTGGGTAGTAATTTACTAGTATGCTTCTATAAACTAGAAAATCATATTCATTATTTGTTTTATAACTTGTAGAAATGTCAAATGAATTTGTAGTATTAATACCTACATTTATTATTACTTGACTAGATGAAAAATTTGATGATGGTATATAATAATACTTATTAGCTGTATAAGGAACTGTGAATACATCTCCTGTATTTAGTCTTTTCCATGATGTATAAGCCATATCATATTAATAATCTAACTTAACTCTAATAAGAGCTTCTTTAGTAAAATCTTTTTGTAATGGTTTACTCATTTTAGCCACAGCTAATAAATCACCAGTGTTATTATATAAACCAACTGTTGTTGGATATGTTACAGGACTATTAATTAATGTAGCATATAGTAAATTACCATTTGAATCTATAATAGTTGGGTTACTTGTGAAATTATACTCAGCATTTTTAACTCTACAGAAAAAATATCTAGATGATATTGTTTCACTAGCTTGAATTCTAAAATTTTCTCCTTTTTTAATTAAATCAAATAAAATTCTATTATTATAATTATAATCTGGGTTTGCTGAATAAACTGTAGCATTTGACTGAGAGTTCCAAGTTACTGCTAAACCACCACTAGCTGTTGGTTGTTGTAAAGCTAAAGCATTTAATATAATTAAACCTTCACTTGGAAAAACATACCCATAAGAACCACTAGGTAAAGATATTTGGTTAGCTGCTGTACCTTGAGAACCTGAAATTAATGTGTAATATTGACTAGTTTGGATAAATTCAGCTGTGGTTTGAGTTTGAGAATTATCAGTTAATGTTAATTTATTATTTCCACTTCCACTTAATACTAAAGTTAAACTACCACCATATAAAGATTGTTTATATTGACTTCTAGCAAATGATATAACAGCTATTTGATCAGATCCTGATGTTAATGTATCAAAAGTAAATTTAGAATTTTCATCTCCTAAAATTAAAGTTCTAAATTGACCATAAACATCACGAGTAGGAGAATAACCATTAACAGCAGGGTTAAAATAAGCTGATCCTGAACCTCTACTATCTCCAAAGGTTAAAGCCATTTGTACACTAGCACTTGGATTTACAGTTGGATTTTCTAAATATACATTTAAATAAAAATCTCCTTGAGTTGTAGCTTCTTGAGTTGAAGATGTGAAAAAAGCAGAAGCCGTAACATTACCACTACTCCATAATGGAGTAACTACTTCCTGGTTACTTGTAACTGAATCATCTGGGGCAAATTGTGTAAATGACATTATTTAATTATTTTTTCTTTAATATAAATGGAATAGTTATTCTAGCTCCTGAGTCTCTACCAATAAATGTTACTGTAGTAGTGTATTGAGTTCCTGTAACAGCACTTGAACCTCCTGGGAATAATGAGTCATTAGCTGTTCCAGCTACAAATGTAAATGAAGTACCTACTTGAGCTGATGAAATAGCTACACCACTTGTAACAGGTACTAAAGAACTTAAATTAATATTTGTTGTATCTATACCAACACCAACAAATGATGAACATACTCTACTATCACCTAAAATGGCTGTATAACCAGATGTTTCAACAGTTGCACCAGCAGCACCTAAATAATTTAAAGTTTGTGGTGAAATTGTTGTTTGAGCTCCTTGAGTTAAGGATATAGAACCTTGAGAAATACTAAGAACTGGTAGTTTGCTTGTACCTCTAGGAAGAGTAACAAGTTGGTATTTCATATCTTGAGTATTATCTATAAATGCTTCTAATAAAGGCATCGCTTCAATAGCTTCTCCATAAAAAGCTGATCCGGAAGGATGATTTGGATTATACAAAGTATAATCAATTTCATCATCTGCTAATGAAAATTGTGTTATTCTAAAAGAACCATCGTTGCGAGCTAATAACTCACGACCTTTCTTTGTTAATACAGCATCAATAGTAATGTATTGGTTATTTAAAAAAGCCATTTTGTATTTTTATTATAAATATATTAAAGTAGTCCTTTCTGTGTAAGATCATCTATTATTTTTGATAAATTATTTTTTAATTTTTCAGTTGGATATTTTGGAAATACATAAGTAGGATTAGTTCCACCAGCTCCATTAATCATAATAAATCCAATATCTTCAACATATCTTCTAATAGAAAAATAATCTATATCAATTTTAGTACTATTAACAGGTTCTGATAAAGTAACAAATAATTTTTCATCATTAGAATCAAAATCTACTTTTATTATTGTTCTTACTAAACCTTCATTACCCATAAATCTAATTTCATCACCATATTGTAAAGTAAATTTTTGAGGAGTGTCAAAACCAGATTCAGAAAAAGGAACTTGATAATATGATCCACCATAAACTCTAGCTAACCCAGGGCTAGTTACAAGAGTTACAGAAGCTGTTAACACAGTATCATTTGTAGAATTTCCAACTGACCAACAATCTCCTTTTTGTATTGTAATAGAACCAGTGTAAGGAAAAAATCTAAATTGAGATATAGCTGCACCAGCTAATTTTTTTAATAATAAGGGTGTTGGATAAAAACCTGGGGTTGTTGTAAGAGGTAGTAATACGGGTTGATAAATATCATTAATATTCCAACTGTTATTTACAGCTGCTAATATAGGAGCAACTGTACCTCCAGCAGGTATATTAAATGAACTTGAATCAAAAATTTTATTATTTTTAAGTATTATTGCTGAACAACTAAGAGGTAAAGCATTTGGGTTAGTTATAACTGATTGTAGAGCGATTCTAGCATTAATACCAGAAGTAAAAGAAGATGTATATTGATAATTAGTTAAATTCCAATCATTTTTTTCATCTAATGTAACAGCATCAAATTCGATAGGTATATATTCTCCATTCCATGATGACAAATTTATACTTTGGTCTGCTGATCTAGTAACAGTAAGAGCAAATTTTTGTTCATCTACAGAAGAAGAAGGAATATAAAAATTAATACTACTAAAAGAACCAGATCTTAAATAATTTTCTCCAATACGAGATCCTGTATCTGTGTATATAATAGTTTGAGCTAATTGTCCTGGTCTAAAAATAGTATATGTAGATGCATCTGATCCTGTTGAAAATCCTGGATTTGAACTGACGTTTACTTCATCACCTGATTCAAAGCTTGAAAATAAACCTAGTTTATATTCACCATTATACGAAAGTAAATTTGTAGGATTTAAAGTGACACCATCCTCATTAACTAAAAATTTAACATGGTAATTCCAAGATCCTTGTTTTTCAGCTAAAGATCCACCATTCCAATCACAATAAGCAAAATAAGATTGTCTTTTATCAACAGTAGCTGTTTTACCATAAGTTGTATCTCCATCAGAATACTCATTATAAGTAGCACTAGTTGTTTTAGTACCATCTATTCTAGGTATAGCTAAAGAACTATTATATAAAGCATCTTGTAATTCAACAAAACTTGTTACTTCAGTTCCATTTTCATTATAAGATACTAATCTAGCTTTTTCAGAAAGTCTATTTTCTTCAGCATTATTTTGAACAGCGTTAAATCCTTCATACTGTTGGTTAAAAATAGGAAGTAAAGATGGTTGATAATATTCTATAACATCTAAACCTATTCTTCCACCACCAATAACATTTAAACCAGTATTAATAAATCTAACATAATATCCAGGATTATTAACTGTAAGATTAAATTGACCTACTGTTCCAGCTGATACACTATATATTATGTTTCCTAAACCATCTTCTACTTCTAAATCAGCATTACAAGCATTTAAATGAAAATTTAAAACATAAACACCAATAGCATTTACATTTATATCATATATAGAAGGACCTGATGGTGGTGGATATAGATCATAATCTGGGAATGTGTAATATACATTACTTAAATTAGAACCTTGAATAGCGAATGGATTTTTAAACAAATAATAATCATTAACATCAATTAATGAACCACTTAACTCTCCATTATAAGCATATTCATTACTTCCAACTACAGGAACTGAACCTGTTTGTGTGTATAAATTATACAAACTTGATGATATAGTAATTTCAGGCAATGCTCCTCCATATCCACCTTTTATTGTTTCTGTTTCTATAGAACCAGTATAAAATATAGTTTCATAAGAAGGTTCATATCTAGCCTGTTTACTTCTTTCTAATATATGTGGTTTATAAATTAAACCAGTAGCTGTATTACTTCTTCCAGGAGTAAAATCTTTAATAAACCTAAATACAGAGTTATGGAAATAATCTATTAAAGTTTCAAAATCTTTATAATTAAAATTCTTTTGATATTTTTTAAAGTATTTATTTTGTAATAAAGTTAAATCTTCATAAGATGTTGAACTAGCTTCTTCAGGATTTCCTATTATATCATCTATATTATATGTTGTTCCTAAATGAGCTATAATATCTTCATTTATTTCATCTTGTGGTGAGAAACCAAATTGATATAAATGAATATCAGTAGTATTTGTTAATATAGGAGATTGAACAATAGAATGATTTAATGTTAAAATATCACCATAAACACTACTACTAACAATATCAATTTTACTAGTTACTGGACTAGTATAAGTTGAAATAGCTGGATTTGTATAATATGTTTCTTTAAAAGAAGCATAGTTATTTTGGTTCAAAAATCCACTAGCTGAAATATATGATGATGTAGTATAAGCGGATGAGCTATAAGCCATACTTATATTTGGTTGAACACCATATACTTTTGTTGTTAAAGAATGATTGTAAGTATATAAATCATTACCTAAAGGAAATCTACCTACTAATTTATCATAAGGAGAAGTTGTATCATTACCTTCAAATGATTCTGGGTTTAATACATGATGATTAAATTTTGATTGAGATAATGGAACTCCCCACAATCTTAATTCTTGTAAAGAACCACTAAATCTATTTCCAAAAATAGAATTATTAGGTGTAATATCATATCCTCCAATAACTAACTGTTTGGTAGTACTACCACTCCAAGCTATATCTGTAATTTCTACTGAACCTGTTAAAGAACCACTGGCTTGATGTCCTATTTCTCCTCCAACTTCATTTTTAACATATATGTTATATAGGTAATCACTATCATCAAGTACATATCCTGAATTAACATATCCGGAGTCAACATAAGATGTATCAGATCCTAAAACTCTTTGAACTAATATATTATACCAATTATACTCACCTAAAGAATTAGTTACAAATATTGGTAAAGGATCTAAAGATAATGTGGCATAAGTAGTTGTAGAACCACCTCCATTATTATCCATATAAAGTTTAACTACACCATAATTATAACTTCCAGTAATATATTTAGTTAAAGTAACACCAACAACAGGATCATTATTAGTATTAAAATTTCTAATAACTGCTAAAGATTGAGTAGGAGGAATATAAGAATTTTCAAAAGGTTTAAATCTAAACTCAAACGCATTTATAGATTTATCAGAATAAACAGAATCAACATATGATGAAGATAAAGTTGTCCATGGAGTATAAATGTATTGAGAACCACTTACTTGAAGTGTATATGTAAATCTATCAAAACTATATTCAACAGTACTTTCATTTTTATCAGTACCACCAAATTCTAAAGGTCTTAAAATAGTATCAGGAATACCATAAACTGTAGATAAATAATCAGCGAATTTATTTGTTCCTTTTGATTTTAATAAAGCTGGTAGATTGTTATATAATCTTTTATAAAAAGATTTAATTTGATCTTGACCAGATGTTTGATATTGTGAAGATGATATTAATGTTTGATATGATGATGTAACTGGGAGATATGTTCCATTTTGGTTAACACCATATAAATAATCAAATGTTTCAGTTCCATCTTCATCTGTATATACTTTAATACCTACAGATTGTAAAGCATAATAAACTAAATCTTTAGATATACCTTCAGATAATTTATTTTTTGCTTGATGTAAATCAACTATAGCTTTAATATAAAGCCAAATTTCATCAAACATTTGACCTAAAGCTGATATGTAAGTAAATAATTGTTCATTACTACTATTATCAGTAATATAAGTAGGTAACGCGTTTAATAAATAATTTTGGTTATTATCATCATATATTGATCCACTATTATATGATCCACTATACCATGTTATAACTTGTGAACTTGACACAGAATATAATTGATATGGTTTAGTATTATTTATTTTAGGCCAAGCATATGAACTTGACTCAAAATATAAATAATTTTCATATCCATCAAAACTTTTAATTATTTTATTAATAGAATTTAAAGAAGAAGTAACTGTTAAAGCTGAAGCAGGTGCTGAACTTAAACTAGCTGAAGTTATTGTCTTATTATATAATTCTATTTGATTAATTTTATATTGAAAAGCATTTAATCTTTCAGTAGCTGAGGAAAAATGAATAAAATTATTATAATCTGTATAATCAACATTAATTTGGAATGTTGATGAAGACATATAAGTTAAAAGTCTTTGAAATAAAGGATTTTGAGAACTTGTTACATTTGTTATTTGATTATAATTGTAATATGGAGTAGAACCAGCAACTAAATAGTCAGTATCTAAATTAAAATTAGCTGGTCTTAATGTTGGTAAAGCTGGGGGTGTTATATCAATTGTAATAGAAACAGAAAATCTATCATCAATTGATAATTTATCAACTATACCTATTCTATCATTTTGAGTAAATTCAACAGGTAATGGATTAATTAATTTAATTAAAACAGAATATTTGTCATCACTTAAATCTAAAGCTATATTAACAGCAGGAATAAATCTGTTTTGACCAAAATTTAAATAAAATTCTTTAAAATATGGAGTACCATAAAATTCATTTATAAAAGATGAACCTCCACTTAATATTAAGTTATTAGGTAATTCTGTTGAATTTAATCTTAATTCAAGTCTATCACTTGATATTTCTTTTATAAAAAATACTCTTTCAACACCTAAATAAATTTTAGGTCTTAAAACATTATAATCTGTTATAAATGAACCTCTACTAAAACCTAATTGTTGTATATCAAAAGCTGGGTCAAATGATAATTCTGTTGTTGCATCAACATCACCTGTAACACCATTATTAGGTACACTATAATTTTTATAAGGAATAATAGATCTTATTAATTTATCAGTATTATCATAAACATGTAATTCAATAAAATCTTCAGGTTGACCAAATTTTCTGGTCATTTCTTTATTAACTACTAAAGATTGCTCTTGTGGAGTTAATATTCTATCATTTGATGGTAACTTAGTAACTATTATTCCCATATTATGGTGTTAAATTAGTAAAAGTTGATGAAACTATTTGATTTTTTAATCGAACATTTTCTTGTCTTAAAAGTTCTAATTCATTATAAATACTATCTAAAGACACACCAAGGTATTTTAAACTTGTTTCAACTATATATTCATGAGAATTTAAAGAACCTGTTGTAGGGATTGTATAAAATAAAGTATTATATAGTCTAAAAAAATCTTGAACTGATAGTACTATACTTCCTGTGTCTAATGTTGTTGGAGGATCTTGTGGAATTAATTGAGTAAAACTAGTATTTACAACTTCCTTAAAGCTGTTAGCATCATATATAGTTTTTTTAATATTTACTGTTTCTGCCATATTAACTTGAGAAAGATAAATCAAAAGCTGTAGTAAATGAAGAACCATTTGTGAAAATGTTATCAACAGTTGCATTTACATTTTGTATAACTTTAAAATAAAAGTCAGGTTGATCAAATATATAAACATTAGCTCCTATAATAGATTTAACTAATACTCTATAATATCTATCTGGTTCTAATCCGTTCATATATAAATTAAAATAATTACTTGTTGAGTCTGAACTTAATTTAGTGGATACATCATCAAAATCTATTATTGTTTCATTAGTATCAACATCTACAATTGAATAATAAGATGTTTGAGGTAATGAATTATTAAATATATATAATGAAGAGGTAGTGAATATCCTAGCAGGATATTTTTCTCTTACATAAACTCTTATTTTAGTATATTCTGAGTCACGATAAGTAGATTTATTATTACCTAAATTAACTATTACATTATCATCTGTTATAGTTACTAATGATCCTGTGTTCCAAACAGAATCGTCCCATTTCATTTCTAAACAAGGAGGATATATTGTATTAGTATCTCTTGAAAAGAAATCAAAATTATATAAAGATGAAGTACTAAACTCATTATAAGCAGAACCACTTAATCTTATTACAAATCCTTCATTTTGAATAGTACCATTATACCACATATTAACTAAAGATGAAACATTAACATTAATATCTTTTGTAGTATAATAACTAAAAGATTGAGTTACTGAAGCTGTAAACCATGCTCCACCACCATAATTTGATCCTGTATAAGAACCTGTGGTTCCATTTATAAAAGTTGTAGGCCAAGCATCTGACCTATTAGATTTTCTATATCTCCAACTAACTCCATCTTCAACAATAGGAATATCAGAATATCTTCCAGTTCCCATATCCCAAGATTGAGAAATAGGATTAATTATTAAAGTAATATCTGAAGGTAATCCACTAACATTAGCTGCAAATAATTTTAAACTAGATGTTACAGCTGAAGAAGAAGCATTATTAATTATTGTTGTAATTGGTTCTTGATCAAATTTGATTAAAATTCTTCTAGCCGCTGATTGATTATCATATACTCTAGATAATTGTTTAGAAATATCTAAGATTTCATCAATACCTGAGTTAAGGTGTGGATAATCTGAATAGATTGTAGCATCTTTTATAGGGAATATTTTATATACAGCCATTTAATATAAATATATTTTTAATAAACTATTACGCGTCCATATATATCTGATTCAGGAAATCTAATTTCAAATATAGAAGGATCTATTGAAGGATAAATAACTCCATTTAATGTAGCAGCATTTAAATCATAAGTATAAGGAGAATAATTACCTCCAGCTTTATTTATAAATTCTAATTTTCTTACAGTTTGAACACCTGGAGCAGATAATATTGTACTTTCAACAGCTGATTTTATAATAGGTTGATTAATTTGCCATTTATTAGTATCAAAAAAGTTTTGTAATCTAGTAATACAATCTAATAAAACTGTTTGAGCATTATAACCAGTTAAAACAGATATATCAAAGTTAACACCTACATTTATATAAAAAGCATCTTTAATAGAAATAGCATCTGTAACCATTTTAAATTGTTCTAAATAATTTTTTAAATTAACTTTAACAGCTTGGGAAGCTTGTGTTAATTTATTATTAATATCATTTGATAAAATATAAATAGATAAAGCTAATGGATTACTATTTAATAATTCAGATGGTCTATCAATATCAACACCTACTCTATAATCTTGAGTAACATATGCTTTAGATATATAACCAAATTCTGATGGCATTGATAAAGTTCTAATTAAATAATCTTCTTTAGTTACACCTCTTAATTGAGTAGGAAAGTTAGCTAAAGCATTTAACCTTATTTCTTCAACTGAATCACCAGGACCTCCTCCTGTAGCACCTATAGAGTTGTTAAATCTTATAGATTCATTTACAATATTTAATATACCTCCATTTAAACCATATGAATCAACATATGTATTTAAATTAATAGCATTTATTAAATCATCTGGTGGTACATTTGATTCTGGACCTCCACCAACTACATAATTTACAGTTAATGTTGTATTTGAAGGAGCTAAACCATATTCTTTAGTATATAAAAAGTTTGATGGGTCAAAAGCAGTATTAAATTTAGAAATACCATCTACTAAACCTAAACCAACATTATCTGGGTTTGGGATTATTAATTCATCTTGAACCGATGAAACTCCAGATCCAAATCCTATTTCTAAAGTTGTATTATTTGTAAATCTAGTTGTAAATCTTCTATTTACTTTTTTTAACCTTAACATATAAGGAGCTGAGTCTCTATATTGAGCGTAGTTAGGTTCATTAACAGGAATATTATAAGATTTATCAATTATTGTATCTTGGGCTAAATAAGGTACTTCATAATATATATTTCCATCACTGTCAATTATATTTTCTATTTTAATTATATTATCATCAACTAACTCAACTGTTGAAAATTGTTCAGGGCTACCAAAACTAAATGTTGTTGATTTTTTAATACCAGAATAAGCATTTACTTGTTTTTTTAATAAGTAAAATTCTGGGTTGTTTGTACTTGCATAATAGCTATATACTGATACATCAGTTGGATCAAAAGATGATGAAAATTTAAAATCAACTAAATTTTCTGTTATAAAATTAACACTAGAATTTGAATTAGAATTAACAACAGAACCTTCTAATACTTGAAGAGCATATCTATAATCTGGGTTATAACTATTAGCAGCATCTGATGGTAATAATTGGTATATATCTAAAACAACTTGAGCAGTTGATATTACTTTAGGTTTATATCCTAAAGAATAAGCTAAAGCTAAAATATTTTTTTCTTCTTTAGCATAAGCTAATAAAGTTTCTTGAAGTTGATTATCAGTATAAAATGATAAAACATCTCCTACATAAGCAGCTAAGTCAATAAACATATTTCCTGGAGCTGATGGTCCAAAATCTATGTAACTATTTTGATAATAGTTTTTAATATAATCAACTAAACTTTGTTTAAGTTGAGTAAAATCTCGATTTATATATTGAATGTCTTGACTCATTGTGTTATGTTAATATTTAATACATCAGATTGATTATATATACTGTAATCAATTATTAAATTAGCTTGGTTTTGATCAGAATTTCTAGTAACAGTTATATCATTAATTGTTATACCAGGTACATAAGCTAATATTCTATCTTTTAAAGATTCTAAAATACTGTCTAATGTAGTATCTTGTTCAAAAATTGAAGATCTTATATTTCCACCAAATGTAGGATCAAATAAACGTTCTTCATTATTTGTTAAAACAAAATTAATTAAATTTGATTTAACTTGTTCTTTAGTAGTTATTGTTGGTACAAAAACATTATTTCCACCAAAAATAATACTAATACCTAAAGTTCTTTGAGGAACTAAAGATGTTGTATTTATTTTATATATTGGTCTATTAATAGCCATTAAATTTTACCTTTTTCTTTTAGTTTACCCATCATAGCTCTATAATCAGGTACATCACCTAATTGTACTTGACTTACATCATTTGATGGTTTAGCAGATTTTAAAAAACCTTCAACTGTAGTAGCTTGGGTTTGATGACCATTAATATTAGGCATCATACTAGAAAAATTAGGAGCCATTGGAGAAGTAGCATTAAGTAAAGTTCTCCAACTCCCTTCAGCAGCTGTTTCTTGTAAAATATCAGTTATTGGATTACCTGTAGGTTTAAATTCTTTTTTAACAGGAATGTCTTTAACTAAATTTTTAATAGATTTATTTTCAATAATTTGAGTTTTATTAATGTCAGCTAGTTCTTCTCTAAGAACTGTCCTAACTTCATCTCGTACAACTTTTCTAATTAAATTAAGAAATTCATTTGTTTTCATGGTTATAAATATTTATATTAACTAAGTATTTGTTTTAGTTCATCAATTAATTCTAATGGAGTTTTAGATATACTAGGAGCTGTTTCAGTAATTAATAAACCAGATAATGAATCATAAGCAGCTGCTTTATTAAATCCATCTTTTAATGGTATTACTTTTATAACATATTTAATATTATTAGTTGAATTTATAGTTTCTTCTAAAGTAAAAGCAGTATCAACTTCATCAAATCTATCAGTTAATACTTTTTTAGTTTCATTAAAATTATTATCACTAACAACAACAGTGAATTTAGCTTTACTTAATTTAATTTTTAAAGTAGCTAATAAAGTATTAATGATTAACAAAATATTTGAAATAGTAGTTAAAACATCATTAATATCTTTAATTTTATTTTGTATTTCTATATTTTTATTAATTTTACTACTTAAGTCAATTATAGTTTGAGCTGTTATAGGTTTTGAAGGAGCAGGACTGGATAAATCAGCTGCTGATGATATTAATTGAGCACTAAGTAATTTTTGCCTAAATTCAAGAAATATATTAAGAGCTATTAATATTTTATTAGTTACATTAACAATTTTAGTTAATGTATTTACTAATTCTTTTATTTTATTTATACTAGTTCTTAATAAATCTATTTTTTTATTAAATTGATCTTCAACAAAAAACCAATCACCTTCTTGATTAGGGTAAAAAAGAATTTCAATATCATTATTAATCTCAATTCTTCCTTTTCTATTTAATAAAGATGTAGCTTCTTTAACAATAGTATTAATAGTTTGATCAGAAGTAGCTATACCTATTAAAGTAGTTTCAACTAAAGGTGCTAATGTTTTTAAAATACTATCAGATGATATACCATCTGTACTAAAATTATCTAATGCTGATGAAATATTATTAGTAGGATTAGTGATACTATCAACTCCTGGGGTGTTAATATTAGGTTTTAGTTTGTTTATAGCATCAGTAATAGCCATTATATAGTTTTAGTTATATTTGATTTGAAATAATTTGGGTTATCTAATGATTGAAGAATAACAGTTAATTGAGCTTTTAAATAATTAGCACCTGTTGTGTATACAGGTGGTAATTTAGCGCTAGTAGCTATAATACTATTAGATTCATTAATAACATTAAATAATTTTTCAAAAACTTGTTTTAAATCATCTGCTTTAACAACAGCTTGTAAATTTCCATTTTTTTCATCACCTAATTGAATTAATGGAGCATTTACATATAATTTATTAGCTTCATTATCTGTATCTTTAGGTCCTATATCTATATAAATACCTTCATTAGCATTTATATGAATATATTGATTAGCACTTAAAAATATACTGTCAGATCTACCATTTAAGATAAGTCTACCAGATGATAGTATTATTTGTTCTCCTTCGTATTGACTAGGTAATGATGGTGTACTCATGTTTTAAACTTGGTTATAATATTTAATAGCTGTATTATATAAATCTTTTGTACCAGAATATTTTTGATTATATAAATTAGGATTATTTGTTTTTAAATTATAAGCAAACCAAGTATTTAAATAAAGATCAGCCCATTTATCAGCATTATCTGTTTTATCAAAACCTTTAGCTTTAACTCTATCAACCATAAAATTAATAGCATCATCTTGAGTTGAAAATAAAGCAAATGCTCTACAACTTACACGATCATTAAAACATTTTTGTCCAATAAAATATTTACTTAAATTATTTCCCCAGTTTCCTGAATCAGTTTGGATTCCTGTATAGTTATGAGAATTAGGAGTTGAAAATAAAGAATTAGGTAAAACTCCATAATTAATTCTAAAAGATTCTGTCCAATATATAGCCCAAACACTTTTAGCTAAAGAAACATTATTATTTGTTTTAGATAGTATTTGTTTTTTTAATTCAGCTAATGATATTGTTGTTGAAACATCATCTTCATTAAAATTTAGATTAGGATAACTAGTTTTACAATCATTTTTTGTACATCCTTTACCTGAAGATGGAGGTGAACCTGGGGTTGGTGTATTTACTTTATTAACTGTGCCTCCTTGTTCTTCAGGAGTTGGAATTCTTGAGTATTCACCAATATCTGTAGTTACAACACCTTCATCTTCATTTTCAGGTAAAGTTGCTTCAATCCCATCTAAATCTATTTCTTGAGATTTAATAAGACTAATTTTTTCTTCTTTAGTAAGTTCTCTAGTTTCTGCCTCCATAGGCTCAGGCAATTCTGTATTAGGAAGAATAATTCCAGCTGTACTTCCTGTTAAAAAATTTAAAGGTTCTAATACAGCTGCGTTATAATAAGCCGCTGGGTTGTAAGAACCATCTGTTGTTTTTGTAGTACCTTTTCTTAATTCAAAATGTAAATGAGGACCTGTTGAGCTACCCGCACCTTCTACTCCTTTTTCACCTCCACTTAAAGCTATAAGTTGACCACCTTTAACATCTTTATTAACATCTATAAGAAGTTTAGATAAATGAGCATATAAAGTTAAGTATCCTTTATCTTCATGTTCTATTATTATTGTAGTTCCAAATCCATTAGGGTTATAATTAAATTGAGAAACTATAACTTTACCATCCCAAACAGCATATATGTTACTACCAACAGGTATAGCGAAATCAGTTCCTTTATGTTTTCCTGGAATGATTGATCTTCTTATATCAGAAATATTATCTACAGGATTATGAGTAAATTTTTCATCTGTTGGAGGAGGAATTGGAGCTGCTTGTACTATATTTGGTTTACTTGGATTTAAATTTAATGTTGTATAATTTGTAGCTCCCATTTGAACATTAATAGGAGACTGTGATATTAATGAATCTGTTGAAGTAGCTATAATTCCTATAAAAGATTTATCATTATTAGGTGATATTTCAATAGAACCTGTATAATTACTAGATGTTAATTGGTTAGTAATATTTTCATTATGTGATGAATATAGAAAAATATTACCTGTATTATCTAAAGTAATACCATTAGAAGCTCTACCTTCTATAAAAATATCTCCAGGTTTATTTTTCCTAGGATAATATTTTGTATTTTTCCAATTACCTCCCATTAAAATCCGTTTGAATTATTAACATATGATTTTATATTAATAGGTTTTGTTAATCCGTTATCTGGGTTAGAAGAGACTGTTTTATTATTTAATATAATATTATTATTAACATCTTGCCAGAGTGATAAAGGTGTAGGTTCATAATAAACTCTTGGTCTAGGTTGAGCTGGTAGATTAGATGTAGAATATGGTTCAGGACCATTAATTAATCTTACTAATTCATATTGTAAAGGTGTAACACCAATAGTTTTAGAATAAGGATAAGCAATAGCAGATCCTGTATAGTCAGTTTCTGCTTTAGATTCTCCTAAATTATCAATTAATAACTCATATGTTATAGATTTATCTTCAAAAACATTTAATACTCTAGCATATACTGAATTATTTCTATTATCTCCAGTTTTATCATAACCATTAGAAGCTAATATGGAATTAATATTACCTGTAGGATCACCAGTTATAATAGAGGTACTAGATGTAGGCATTAGTCGTTAGTGTTTAAATCTTGTAATGATTGAAATAACATTTCTTTTTCTTTTTCTGTTAATAAATCACCTCCTTCATTAGAAGAAGCATTCATAGCTCTTTGAACTATACCTGCCATCTTAATTAAAGCATCATCATTTTTAACACTTATTTCAAGATATTCTTTTAATAAAGGTACCATCATAACAGCATCACCTGGTTCATGAATAAATTCTTTTAATTGAGAAATTAAAGCTTTTAGTTGTTTTTCTTTCTCTTTAGAATTTTTATAAATGTCCTCTAATAATGAACCAAATGTTTTGTCTTTAAATATAATTGTATCAAAATTCATAGCTTGTATATAATATAAATACAAGTTAAAGAAAAAATTTAATTAGTTTTTATATAACCATGTGTGTAATAATGATTATATTGTTCTTTATATATCTTTTTTAACTTTTTAATAGTTCTAGTAATTTGTGGAGTAGATGAATCTGTCATTTCTCTGATGTAGATATAAAGAGCTTTTTTATTAAAAATATCAATATTTTCTCTATTTCTAAATAATTGTATAATAGCATCAGCTACAATTATATCTTTAGGTTTATTAAATATCTTTTTTAAATTATGATCCATATAAATAATAAACATACCCATAAATTCTGTAGGACCTGTTGTGTCAGTTTGAGCTACTAAATCATTATATATAGTATCATCTTCATCTACTTCTTCAACTTCAGCTTTATTTTTAATTTTTTTATAAATAGCTTGGTTGGATAAGATTAAATAACGTTTAGCTATAGTACCAAAATAAGAATAAGCTTTACCTTTAGCTTGATTATACATGTGCATTTTCTCTAATAAAAAAATAATAACTTCATGTTGTAATTCTTTAATAGTATCAACTTCAGTATAATAATATTTAAAAGTATGAATAATATTTTCTGTTAATTTAAAAAAAGGTTGATAAATTTTAGTTGAAAAAATTCTATCTTTTTCTTCAAATGTAGTAGCATTTTTCCAGGCTACAATAGCATCTTCAGTTTCTTGAGTAAAGTAAGTATTTGACTTTTTAGGTTTACGTTTACGTATAGTGCCTTTTTTAGTGAGTTCTACTGAAGGGACTTCCACCTCAACTATTAATTCAGCACTCATTATTTTTTAATAAATTGATTTAAAGCAGATTGAATTTCTTTAACTGCTTTAAAAAACCATCCTATTTCATCATCTGATGAAAATGAACCTCTTTGATCAATTTCTGTTAAAACACGATCAGATTCGTCAATAACAGTAGATATTTGATTAATTAAAATCTGTTGTTCTTCAATAATTGTTTCTAAACGCTCTGTTTTTTTCATAAGATTCCAAATAGCATATCCTGCTAATGTGAAAATCCAAAGAGCAATATTTAAAATAGTTGTTACCATATATTATAAATTTTTAAGCATATCTGCAAATCCAGGATTATTTTTGCTTAATGATTTAAAAGCTTTATCCTTATTAATAGCTGCTGTAGGTTTTGTATATTCTTTTTTAGGTTTTGAAATAGTTCTAGGATCAACAAACTTATCAAGATAAGCATGTTCAAATTCAATACGTGCTGCCATTAAATCAGCCTGATGAACAATATAAATTAAAGATGTTCTAGGTTTTGTCTCAGGCATCCAAGTCATCAAATAAGGTTTATTTGAATCATCATATAATCCATCATGTAATTTAATAGCTAACATTTCATTTTGGGTGAAATTAATTCCATATTGAGTTAATAACCATAAACCTCTATCTGGAACAGTCATATAAGCAAGTGCTGGATTAAAAGCGTAAATTTCACCACGATTTTGAACATGCCACTCTGAAGGGTTAGGTATAACAGCTTCATGATCAAAGTCACCAAATTTTCCTAAGTCATGATTTAAAGCTGAAAATACTAACTCTTCAGTAGTGTATGTTTCTTTAACACCAAATTTTTTCCATACTTGATCCATATCTAAGGCAGCTTCAACAACACGCAATACATGATCAACATAACCACCTGGGAAGCAGTTATGGTATTCTTTTTTGTGACTAGCAGGCATCAAACAAAAACGTTCCTCATACTTATTATAAAAGTCTAATAATTTTTCCTTACGAGGAGAGGAAATGTGAGTCTCAATTAACTCTAAAAACTGCTGCCAATTAGATTGAATTTTTTCTGGTGTTAACATATGGATTGAATATAATGAAAGGATCTTAAAAAGCCAAGCTTTAGATCCACTCGTTACCTTCGTTGTTTATTAATGTCTGAATATCAGAAACATGTTCTTTAATTTCTTCAACAAATACCCTTAATTGCTGGGATTGATTTTGTTCAAGTGGGAGTTCGCGGAATTTGAAATTAAGCTTATTAAGCATGTTTTCAAGTTGATCTAGTTTTTTAGATACTAATTGTTTTTGTCTCATATTATATTAGGGATTTAAAATCTATGTCATATATCTCAACCATTAAACCATTATAGATTATAATCATTGGATAATATTCATTTTTAGTTATTTTTTCTATCTTATCAGAAAAATCATCATTATCTCCAGCATCAATAAAAGTATAGTTTATATTTCTAGATTTTAATTCTTCTTCCAGTTGAGTACAGTGTTCACAATATGTTAATCCTAAGACATATGTTTTAGGTACTTCACTAGTAACATTAAATAACCTGCTACTTTTAATAGCTTCAAGTAATAACTTTTGTTTATTCATTCGTATATAAATATATGCAGATATAATTTTTATATATGCAAGGTCTATTGCTAATCTTATTTTTGTTACTTTATTCCTTCATTTCTCATTCTTTCCTTATCCTTCCTTCCTCATTCTCTCATTCTCATTCATTCATACCTTCTTTAACAAGGGAGAAGATAATGAATCTTCCTTGGGAAGCCAAGCCTTTTGTGGAAAAAAGTAAAAAGCTTTTAAGAAAAAGAAAAAAACCCTAGTTTTCGTGCGCACATTCTTAATCCCTATATACATATATACTAAAAAATATTAAAGTAAGTTTGGCTTTACGGGCAAATTTTATTATATTATACTAAGATATGAAATATACTAGGGTGTTTGAAAGTGAAAAAGGTAGTGATATTAAGAAAACAGTTTGGCATTATGATACAGAAGTATCAAAAAATCCAATCAGAGTAGATATTACATATGCTAAAACAATAAAAGAAATGAATATGGAACTTAGGGAAACTAAGATTCAAAAAAGAGTAGCTAGACAAATGAAAAAAATTGATAGTACAAAGAAAACAAGAAAAACAAAAAGAAGAAAATAAATATTTATGTTTATGACTAATGAAGAACTTGTTGAAGAATTGTATCATAAAGCCCATGTAAAAGGTTTTTTTCATGAATTACATGATAAAGTAAGTGAATTAAAAAAAACAACTAAAATTAAATGTAATCACTTAATAGTTAGAGAAGCTTATAATGAATTAAAAAAAATAAAAAACAAATATGAATATTAAACAATCAGTTTTATTCGCTGCTTTAATAATGGGATTTTTAAGTGCAGCAGTTTACAAAACAAATCAACCAGTTATAACACCCAAAATATATAATGACACAGTAGTCATTAAAGACACATTAGTAAGTGTTAAAAATAAAACAGCATTGTATATAGGTGATTCACATACATCCAATCACACTCAAGGTTGGCAAAAACAATTAAGTGATTCAGTTGGTTTTAAAATGATTAATGCTTCTGTTGGAGGTAAAACAACTTATTGGATGTTAGATCAAGCGTTATATAAAATCAATGATAAAGTTGATTATGTATTTGTTTATGGAGGAGCTAATGACATGTATTCAAGTCACATTAAGCCAGAACATGCTGTTGAAAATATCAAAGGTATTGTTAGGATGGCTGTTAAAAGAGGTATAACATGTGTAGTATTAACGGGATTTGACGCTTTAAAATGTACTAAAACGCAAAACCCAAATTATGCAACAAGGTATGCGAAGTTTCAACAATTACTTTTAACCAGTGATATGGAGGGAGCAATTGTAATAGATACTAGGGTAGTTGATAGAAGAGACTGTTGGGACAATTTATGTCATATGGCCCCATCTGGACATAAAAAAATAGCTAGTAAGGTAATTAAGGATTTGAAATTAAAGAAAGTTAAGTAATATTTATCATTATGGATAACTTTGACTTAAAGAAATTTTTAACTGAAAATAGAATAAATAAAGAATCTGTTGAATTTAATAAAATTGAAGATGACAATGAATTTGATGATGTTCCTTCTATTAAAATGCAGATTATAGATGATGGTGAAAAAAACTCACCATCTGTATTTTTTAAAATGAGTGCTATGTATCATGACGGTAGTAATGGAAAAATGGAAAAATTAAAAGATGATCCTAAATTACAAGAAGAAGTTATGAGTGTATTACAAGAAGAATTCCAAAAAACTTTTAGAAGAGTAATACATAAAATACTTGGAGAACCTTTTGGATTAGATTAAATAAATTGTATGTTTGAATTATGGATGAAAGCAGGAATTGCTCTGATATTAGGATTAAGTGTTGGTGGCGCTGTAAAAACCCGTAAACAAATTAGAAAAGGAGAAGTACAATGGGTAGCTTGGAAAGGAAAACATGACTCATTATATTATGCTAAACAAAAACAAAAGTAAGTTATGAAAAATAAAAGTACAAATTTATTAAATGTTGGTGTTGGTAGTAATGTGAGTCATTCTATAGTATATAATCCAACTTCTTCACCTAATTCAAATATAAGCATATCATCAAATTACCATCCATATCAATCAATGGAATTTGGTGATTCTAAATTCAAAATCAAATTAACTTTAAACAACCCTGATGATTGGATTAAAATGGCTGAATTATTTTCTAAACTAATGAGTGATGCTGAAATTAAACACACGGTTACTTATATTGAAGAAGGAGTTGAAGTACATAAATCGGATAGATAATACATGAAAGTCTGGAGTATTGAGATATTGAAAGAGGAAAAAGAAGGTTGCTTAGTACAAACATCAAACGGTGATACTCATTTTGTAACATGGGAAGTATTACAAACATTCAATAAAAACAGGGCTATAAAAGGCTGGGATAAAATTGAGGATTTAGAGGAACGTAGGAAAAAATTCCTATAATCACCTATTGTATATAAGTATATACTTTAGTCAATACAAAAAATTTTATAAAAAAGAGATTTTACATCCCGTGGATTTTATGTCAAATGGGTTAAAACGGAATTGTAAGTTAATTGTGGGTATATATGTATATACGCATCGATGTGAAAAATCGTTTACGAGTTAAAAGTTACGCAAACATATCCCGGTCCACCAAGACCGTCTTTACGGGAAAGCAATTACCGGGGGTCTCTAGAGACAGATTTTAGAAATCTACATCATCAAAAAGTCCATCATCGTCATCGTATATATCATCACGATTGAACGATCCGGCTTCTAATTCATCGATAAGGTCATCACATCCGCTCAATGCAGCATCAAGTTTAGAGACTACTGACTTATAGATCTCATCTGACAATTCAATGTTTTCAACATCACGCAATTCAGTATCTACGTCATCAGTCAATTCAGTCAATGTGTCACGTAGATTCTTAAGAAATTCCATTAATTCTTTATTTTCGTTCATGTATATAACTATTATCAACACTGTAAGCCCGCACTTTGGCGGGCTAGTGTTTTTAAACTAATTAACTTATGCTTCAGTTGTTTCAGCTTTAACCATCTTTGGACGGCCACGCTTAATAACACCTCCATTAGCTAGAAATTCCAAACGTGCTTGTTCACGTTGTTGTTTTTTACTAGTTGGATCAACTGGACGACCTTTTTTAAGCAAACCTTGCTCACGCAACTCAGCTTTTAAAGCCAATGTCTGTTGGCGGCGACTGCTTGCATTTGCTGGGCGGCCTAAACGCTTACCATTTTTGCTGATAGTGTTAACTTGAATAACTTCGATTGTGTTTGTGTTGTTTACTTTTTTGCTCATAACTTTTTATTTCTTTTTATTTTACTTTCTTTTACCTTATTAATATAACTAAATCTTCGTGCGGTGCCAAACTTACCTTATTGTGTAACAATTAATGCAACCGCTGTAACCAATAAAAACCATCCTGCAACCAACAAAATGTTGCTAATGTCATTGCTAAATACTCCATTTGACTTTTTCATATCTTCTTATTTTATCTTTCTTATACTATAATATAACTAAATTTCCGTGTGCGGCCAAATTATCTTAATAACCACACATTGTGTAAAGCCCAATTACAAAAGCTGCTCCCAACATTGAAGCGCCAAACAAATACATAACTGCAATTACTGTGTCTTTAATTATCTCTTTCATATTATCTTTCTTATACTGTAATATAGTGAAATTATTTAGCGAGCCCAAGCATCACTTCCTCTTTGTATGTGTGTGAAAATGACTGTGTGAACAAATCTGTTTCTACCTCCACATGATACTCATCCCATACCTCTCTAGCCACTGAGGTCATAACATACAAATCTGTATGGTCCATAGCTGTCATGGTATACATTTTGATCAAATTTCCAGCGTCGTCAGTTACTTTAAATGTTGCGATTATCTTTTTCATATTATCTTTCTTATACTGTAATATAGCATAGGGTGTGGAGCATGCCAAGCATGTTATCCCCACAATCCCTTTTTACCGTTTGGCCTAGTCAATTTCTCTAGTGCCGCACATACCAGAATAATAAACGCGTAAAATACAATCATGAATAGAGTTACCATTATGCGATAACTCCTCTCATATTATTATTAAAGTGACAATCATCTAATTTTACAATTAGTGGGTAGTAAAGAGTGTTATTTAGTTTGAATGGCTTTTCTAAATCTACTAACTTTTCTTTAGACATTGTTTTGCCTCTCTTTGTACGAGTTTTTCTGTTGATCACTCTGTTTGCGTCTGCGTCTGAGATTAACAAACCCAAACCTTGAACCTTTTTTAACTCGCACATTACTTCTTTAATACTTGCTCTCATATTTTTATCTTTCTTATACTATAATATAACAAATTATTTTGCGATCTCCAATATATCACCCCAATACTCTGTTACATGTGCCTCACACTCAATACCAAACAACTCTGCTAACTCATCTGTTGTTGTAAATAAAACATAATCATCTTCTGTATTGTTATTAAAAAACTCTATAGTTTCTTTAGATAAAGGTTTTTTAACAACCTCTGATATATCACCATACATTGCATCATACACAAACCCATACACACCATCTTTAAATTTTAATTTTAACTCTTTCATATTTTCTTTCTTATACTATAATATAATAAATTTATTTCACAATAACAAACTCACTTTATACCTCATGTCTTTTTACTACTTTAACAATATATTCTTTTATTTCATCACAAACATCATCATAATCTCCATCACCAAACAATTCAATAATTTCAATAACTAATTCATTATCAAACCATCCACATTCAACTAAACCATTAAAAGAATTATCATTACACGCTTCAATTACTTTACTATCAATAAATTCTTTTATTTCATCATTAAATTTTACTTCATTTTCTTTTTTCATATCTTTCATATTTTCTTTCTTATACTATAATATAATGAAATTCTCATGTAAACCAAAGCTTGTTTTTACACACAGGGCTTGTTATATTATACATGTCGGAAAGAAAAAGTACGAAGGGCGCACCGGTTGCAAGGTGTGAAGAGATCAGGGGTAGGCTCCCCCAGAATCATTTTCCGTATACTGGGTAGTCCACACCCAAGTAACACAGAATCCTTTCCAACAAAAAAGACCGTCACATGACGGTCCAGAATCATTTTTGAATT